CCTTCGTTGATTATTGCAAGAGCGTCTTCAAACTTGGAATCGTACAGATTGATGTCTCCTCCGCCTGGATTGCCTCGGCGTGGATTGTTGAACACATCTCCCAATGCCCGCAACACAGGCACCAAGTCTCCAATACCTAGATTTGCTTTGAGGCCTCCGACCTTTGCACTAGGATTTGAGAGCATGGTTGCTGCCCATCTGTGATGTCCGTCAAGAATGTAGTTATCCTTTGAGATGATTGCCTTTAGATCGCCACCCGCAACACCACCAATGGCCATACCAAGTGCTTTACCCAAGAAGATTTCGCTCTGAGTAGGCATCAAAGTTTGTGCAGGGATCTGTGCAGATACAGTTGCAACGATATCATCGCCTGGATTTCCGTCCATCGCTCCCTTAGTTGTGAAAATCTTGGCAAGAGTTTGGGTTATTGGATTTGGAAACTGCTTGGTATCAACCTGCTTGGTTGGTAGGTCTTCGTTCACCAAAACTGCTGCGTTGACAGCGATTTTGACAATTTCATCTATGCGCTTGAAGTATGCTGCAAATGACTTCATGGGTTATCCCTTCATGTGCTTGAAGAACTCAATCTGCTGTAGTCTCTTCTTTGCTGCTTCCTCAGAACTGTAAACACCAAAACTACGGTCGCCGTCTTTAGAAACCACTTCGTATTTACCGTCTTCGCGCTTCACAATTCGTTCGATCAGAGATTCGGTCATGCGAATAGAATGAACTGCATTCACGACTACCTTTTTACTTGTCTGTCCTGCGTATGCCCATGTGACTCCACCTAGACTGCTAGTTTCGGGAACCACTTCTTTCTTGTTGCTCTTAAGGATGAACTCTGGCTTTCCAAGCACTACACGCTTCAAGATGATGACTACATCTTTCTCTTTGGTTTGATTGCTTGGATCGAATCCCATGGCATCAATCTCTGCCGTCTTCTTCATCTTTAGTAGACGATCAACTTCTGCTCTTGAGTCTGCCATGTTTACTTTGAGGGCGCGTTCGCTTTTGCGCTTTTCTATTGCAGATTTTGCAGTATTCTCGGGATCAGGCAGTAGATTTCCACGAGCATCGGTTTTGCGCTTGAGAGGTTTCAGCGCATTGGAAAAGAATCCTGGCATTTCATCGGCTGGTGTCGCTACTGCTTCGTTTACGATTGAGTCTTCCATATAGTCCTCACTTTGGTATATGTAGACGCCAAAGAAAACCCACCCGTACCGAAGTACGGGTGGGCGGTAGCGAAGTTCCTCGTCGGTGTGAAGTCTCGACGCACGGTGAATAGCGTAATCACGCTTGCACCGTCCCAACGACCGACTCCGTGAAGTAGTGTTGGGGAACGCTGATATTTATGCCCTATCAACGCTTTCGGCATACGAAATCTGTAAGTTTCAGATTTGTTGGTTCTGATTGAGAAGTCTGATAGAACATAGGGTCTACAAAAGCGTAAACATTGTAGCGTGGCATAGTCTTTGCAAACTCAATGTCTTGGTATGTTTTTGCTTGAGCAGATGTGTCCATCAGACCGTGAACGGTCTTGGTGTACTCTTTGTCTGAGCCAGCGTACAAGATCGCGTGGCCAGAAAGCATGGTATGCAATCTTGCCAGAGTGTCAGAGACATAGGTTGCAGAGGTATACGGGCCTGGAACACCGTCACGCAATCCCCATGATGATATTCCAAGATACACGGCATCGAAATCGTCAGGAACTTCAATATCAGCAGCAAACGACTGTCTTGGGATCACATCGTCCTCCAACATCAAGAACGGGCCGCCGTTGCTTACTGATCGGGCCAGGTCAAATGCGTTCTTGAATGCGTATGAGATTCCAACACATACTGGTGCATCGGGGACAACTACACCAGGCGATCTGTGAACATTGGTGAATCCAAGTCTAGAAAACATGGATTCCATTCGCTCTCGGAGATCGGTGCGTCTATCCATGTTAATGTAGACGGTGGGGATGCTAGTAAGGTTTACTTTCACACTTAATCCAACCCTCGCAAGCGATATCTTGATAGTCTCTTGGTCCGCATTCCGCAAACCATCTCTCAGGGATAATCACCATCTTGCCTTGATTCTTATTCAACCACGCACCCCACCAATGAAAGGAACTGTTTGCTGCTATAATATGATCCACATTCTGCAAAACAGAAAGTTCCACCAAGTCTGGAGTTGGGTGTTGAAAATGCTCTGCAACTACATGAAACTCTCCGTACTCAGAGTATCTAGAAAAGAACTCTTTGCACCATGCGGGATCGTCCGAAACAACCAAGAATATTGCAGAGCCAATGGTTTTCTTTATGTGATCTAAGGCATTGGTATAGTAGTCAAGAGATAGTCCATGAAAGTCAGCAGCAGCCAAATAATCAGTTCGTCGCACACCGATACCAACAACAGGTTTTGTCTTTCTTAGAGAAGCAATGCATTGCTTTGCAGTTTTCTCTATAGACCGATCCTTGAATGTGAAATGCTTTCGTATGGTATCTGATTCATGCTTCCAGTATTTGTCTGTTTGAAAGTATCCTGCCAAGTTATAGTTTGTGTTTGGTGTCAATGGGATCAGAGAATCGTTGTACGAGAACTTTGGTTCCTGCACCCGCATCATCCTTTCTGTCAGATGCATTTCAGATAGTATAGGAGTTGGAATATCAAACACTTCTCGTAATCTGAACTGGTGATTTGGATGCGCTACCGTTAATCCGTGTCTGCTCGCCAATCCAACCAAACAGGCGTGCTGAAACATCTGATTGCCCAATCGCCCATACGAACCTAGTTGTGCAAAGGTGATTACTGCCATTCTATTGTCTCATCTCTTTGTGGTTCTTGTCTAGCGCCAACAACTTTGTTTCGTATTTTGCTTTCCATTTCTCAGGATGACAATATGAAGGGTCTAGAACCGTGTCTGGTGGATACAGAAGATAGTATTTGTTCATCAAACTTTCGTCATGCCAAACTGGAACTATACCGTTATTTGCATCGGTCTGTCTCCACCCTGATATGGTACTGGACATACGCAAAAACTCGTCTGTACTTCCTCCAACAAATCCACCTGCAAAGTAGTGAGCGCCTTCGTTGGCAGGAATATACGCACACGACGATTGCCTTCTTTCATACGACCATATGTGCCTTGGTCTATTATAGAAGCCAGGATGAATAGTACCCACTCTATTTCCCAAGATTTCAGAACCAACTGCACCTACAAATCTCATATCAACATCGCAGTAAAACAGATGATTCGTAGTTTCAAGTGCCGATCTGTGGGATAGAAAGTAGTCGTATCGTTTCAAAGTAGGATTTGGCCACGGTTCGTGTTCTATGTGAAGCGTGTGTATCTTCCTGCGTGACTGTATGTTCAGATTGATGTGGTTGGTAAAAACAAAATACTCAACTTCCTCGGTTGGAGAGAAGTGAGTATTTGCTGATTCTATAAGTGAGGGTAAAAACCTATCGTATTTACCTGTGGCAATAATCAAGAGGCCAGTCTTCATACCAAATATCTCACGATTGTTGAGTCAGATCACAAAGTCAAGTCACCACCAGTAATTTGACCGTCTTGCGCTCTTTGATCCAATACAGATGCAATGAACGATATGAGCGCAGATTTTGTCGGATACCGCACAGCAAACTGTTTACTATATCTAGGGTCGCCGACCGAAGCAGTTGGTAAAACCTGCATTAGAGTATTGGGTATCATAAAACACGATTTTGCAACTACTGAAGTAGGAGATGGATCGCTGTTTGTTAGAACAGCAGTCTCGTCCAACAGGTGATACGCAATAATCTCTGGAAACAAGTGATGCCAATAGTAATTATGCCCAGGCGAACAACAGGTGCCTGGAATCAATCGTAGTTCTTTGTGGTCTGGTCTTTGTTCAGACTGAACAATCTGTGTTGCATTCGGGTCTAGTCCGTAAAGGAATGAATACTTCTCCCACTTGATAACTTGTGTTCCCGTTTGCTGACTATAGATCAACGGTGTTCTTTGTGGACTTCCCGTCCAGAGTGCGTGCCAAACTTCTATTGCACCATACTCGCTACTTGCATGAGGTCCGTATGTGTTGGAAGGATCACTACTACAGCAATAAGAGGCATACCAATCCGAGTCTGCAATAATGTTGTACCCCAAATATGGGTTTCTGCCGCCAGGATTTGTAGTTCCTGCTGGAGTTCTGAATGGATGAGACTCCACATAGATTTTACTCTTACCGATCTTTCTTTCCAACCACTTAAAGAAGGTGATCCAAACGGTCTGTAGTCTACGGTTAATCTGAGAAACTTGTACATTCAGACCAACAGTACCGCCAGGAGAAGCAACCATGGCGTCAAATCCAATCTTACATCCTATTTCTAGAAGAGGAGCGACCGATGCTTTGAGTCTATTAAGGGCAGCCGTTCCATTTCTATCAGATGCGGCGAGAGCCTCCCAACGATCAACATAGGCACTATATGCACTATCGTTGCCAGGAATACACATTCCTCCAATGTAAACCGTAAGGTCTATTGGAGAATTTGGATCAAACCATGTTGTTAGAACAGTCCATTGCTCGTTTGTTAGAGTTCCTTGTAATCCAGTACACAAAGCCTTAAACACAGGAACAAAGTCATTTGTAAGATGCGTACAAGGTTGATTCTGAACAACCCCATTAATAGTCAGACCATCTCTTGCGTTTAGAAATTGATCTACCTCATATACTAGTTCTTGAACCTTTCCTTGTCCACTTTGAACTTTTCCAAATGGGCAATGGAAATGGAAAGAACGATATCCTGCCTGATACCAAGTTTTAAGACACCACGGACTCAGGTTTGTACCTCCAGGACCAACTCCACCGGCATATGGATTATAGTTGAGTGGTGAGTTATCTAATGTCAACCAGTTAAACCATGTATGGTTTGGATGATCGCATCCCCAACTAACTGCTCTGTAATTTGCACCAGAACTAGTGGTAATAGCACCATCGAATCCAAAGTTAACTTTCAACCGTGTATTAACCAACAACTCTGCTTCGTCGGCACCTGCGCTAGAAAGAAGTGCAGATTCGTAGCGTAACGCACTTGGAGTGACAGTCGGAGTTGGTGCAGGACTAGCATTTACACTAGGTGATGGAGTTACAGTTGGAGTAATAGTAGTAGTTGGAGTAGGTGAAAGTAAAAAACCACCATCTCCCGCTTGTCCACCTTTTCCGCCTGGCTCTGGTGTAAAAGTAACTGTTGGTGTTGTTGTTGCTGGCATGGTTTCTCCTGTTTAAGGGTTCACCGTATTTATGCGTTTACTGGCTTTGAATACCGAAAACAGTTGCGTTGCTCTTTACTCCTGTTACAAATACCCCAGGCGTATCGCTTCCCAATATGCCAGTTTCGTCAGATTGGAACAATCCTGCAATACGAGGATCGCTCTTCTCTATGAGTTCAACTGTAGTAGCATCAAAAGGTGCGATTACCTTGAAGTTTAGGGTAACTATGAGTGTTTCCTTGTCAATGTAGGTTTTGTCACCGAGTTGACCCAACCAGTTATGCCAAGCGTTTCCGTCTTTCGGAATCACCGCCTCATTAACTGCTCTAGGATCAACCAGATCAATCTTGTTCATCATGCTTGCTCTTGCTCCTGTCGTATTAACGCCCATGAATTCTAACTTGGTATTGTCCCAGGCAAAGATGGAAGATACCGAAAAGGCTCTTTGTGGAAGAGTTTCGTTCTTGATTAGCACCCGTACTGGAACCGTGTCGCCAACTTTAAACTGGGTTGTTGGTGCTGAAAGGGTATGAGAGATTTTGTAATCTTTGGGAGCGCCAAATTTGATTTGATTTACACCATTACGAGTCTCGCTAAGAATGTTTGTTCCTACTACTGGACTTCCATCAATCTTTGTCTTGGTTTCAACTCCGTTTACGGTAATGCTTGGAAGAATCCGTATATCACTAACCTGACTTGTTGGATAGTAGAAGTCGCCCTTTACCTTGAACTTGAGAGTTCCGACAACGCGATACGATCCCTGCCACATATATCCATCAAAGTTCCATTGATAATACAGAGGCTTTAACGCAGGCACTCTGTTCTCAGGTGCTGGCAGAACCTCCACCCGATAAAGCGCATTGCCATCGGTGGGAACTGCTGCCTCGTTTACGCCTCCAGACTTATCAGGAGCAACAAATCCTGATTTTGCATTGTTGAACACAGAAGCGTCAAGCATCGTTGAAACTGGAAGTAGTTCAAACTTTGTACTGTCCCAAGACACTACAAAATCTCCACTACGGAAAATGCTCCACAAGTATACTGTCTTGCCGTCCACAACTTTGGTCTTTGATATGGGTTGGGCGAGAATGCGCGCTTCGATCACATCGCCTTTCTTGGCGAGCAATCCGTTCTTGGTTCTTCCATCCCAATCTTTGTTTGACCAGCCAGATTCCAAAAGAACCCTGTATCCTATAGTCGGATCAATAAAGTATGGGGTGAATACAACGGCAGGAGGAACTGGCACCAACTGAATAGTTCCATCTGACTGAATCACCTGTGTAGGTGGTGTCTGAGCGGTTACTGTTGCGGACAGGACAAGTGCTGCTAGTGCTGACAAAATGTGCTTTACCATTTCATGCTCCTTAAATATGTCAAGCACGGTAGACGGCTTTATAGGCGCCGTCTACCGTGCTTGATGTTTACTGTGATATCCTATTTAGGATCAGCGTCTACGGCGTTGCAGGATTCCTGCAAGACCAAGCAAACTTATTGCACCAGGCGTGGGAGCAGATAGAACAAACGCACCACCTGCGGTATTGCCAATAAGTGTATTTGGCAATTGTCGCCAATCGCCCCACTTGTTCTGACCGTTTTCGTCGGTGTACCAAAATCCATCAACATTCTCACCCTGTGACCACACGAACTGATCCCCTGACGCATCATTGAGTTGTGCGCCGATGTTCATAAAGTAGTTGCCTGCTGTGATTTGGAACGACAGCGGAACATAGAACTCGTAGACAGGTTGACCAAAGAAATTGAAATCACCTGTATCGGTTAGGGTGATATTTGCCAAGTCAATCCGTTGACTGAAGACTTGAGACTCAAAGGTTGAGCCCCACACAATGATCTGAAAACAATCAATGTTTGGGATTCCCTGATCGTTGAAACCATTCATAGAACCCCACCACCTAAGCGATGATGTTGTATATGAATCCTCAAGACTGAATGCCTGCGCTCCACTTTGAGCATATGTGTATGCTCCCTTTGAATCGTAGGAATCAGAATAAAAGCCAACGGTATCCGCTACTGGATTGTTGACTACCACAAAGTCTGCATTTGTCGGGCTGCACATTGCACTCCCGATGAGGGCGCAGAACACACCCATCACTCTAGTATTTGCCATTGGTTATCCTCCATTTTGGCATTCACTAACTGCCCATGCACCGTGCAAAGGCCTTTAGACTGTGAATGCTCAGGACAACCCCATCAACTGAGCAAAGGGAAATAGAAGTGACGAGTTTCCTCGTCACCTCCGCGATTAGAACTTGAAACTAAGTCCTGCACTCATAGCAACATCAAGGTCTTCAGTTGCCAGATCATCAACAACAGGAACACCGATCTCAGCAGTAAGCACACAGGCCTTGCTGAACTCGTACTTCACAGCAGGACCAAGAAGCAGAACGGTGTTGTCCGTAGCAGAGAACTGTGACAGATTCAATGCAACGCTCAGGTTCTTCTCTACTTGGTATTCTGCGGACAGAACTCCGCTGTACACATCGGAGTAAACAAATCCACCAAGAGGAGCAACAAAGGTGTACTCGTCAACAAACTTGTAGTTTGCCGTGTACGATACACTCAGAGCATCCCACTTGGCACCAACAACACCACCAAGATTAAAGGTGATGTCATTTGATGAGTACTCGCCGTCTAGAGGCAGTCCCAAACCTGCGGTCAGGTCAACCCAAGTCTTGTTTGAGTTCAGGAACTTCCAATCGCCATCGTACAGATCGTAGGCAACAGAGAAATCAATGTCTCCAAGACCTGTCTCTGACCGAGTTACATCTCCATCGTTGAAGATGGGAAGAGAGAAACCAACCGTCCACTTGTCGGACAGTTCGTAGGTGAACTCATTGTCTACTTCCACAATGGATGCGTTCGAGAACTTAAAGATGTTCACTTCCGTACTCACATCAATCTTAAAGTTCTTCTCCAACTTAGGAGCCTTTTCTCCATGCTCTCCCTGCTTGTGTTGCTTCTCAACAACAGGAGCAGGAGGTTGCTGAACAGGAGGGTGTACTGGGGCCTGAGCGGTTGCCGCTGCCGTAATTGCCAGTCCAATCATACTTGCTAGAATCTTCATGTGTCTTCCTTTCTATGACTATGAAGTGTAAGATACCCAAGAGGTTGGGTAGTTAGTTGCCTGATGTTAGATCGACAAGTTCGCACTTGTCTCCGCTGCACGCCATGGTTTGAGTGCCAGCAGTATTGTCTTCCTTCTCGTACTTGCAAAGTCCTGACCAATCCACATTGGTTGGAATCTTTGCAGCAAGTGCTTCGTATTCGGCAACACTACACTCCTGATACGGTGCTTGCTTGTATGTGTGATCGCTATGCGGTAAGAATGAGATACCTGATATCTTATCGAAGTGGGCGTATACCCACGCTCCAACTTCAAGCCACTCATGCTCACGCACAGTAATAGTTACGCTTGGTTTGTGTTCACACCAGTTCTCCTGATAGATCAACCACATCTCCAGTTGCTGAAGCGCAGTTAGATCGTTGCGATACACGCTCTTGGGAGACTTGATTGGGAAAGAGAACACGGTTGTATGATCTGGCTTCATTCCGTCTGCTTCGTTTGGAAAGCCAATGTCTTTCATAAACTTGCACAGCGGGTCTTTGTTATCTGCTCTCACGGTACGAATATAGTACTCGCTGTGACGAGCGTGGATACCCGATGCAGAATCAGTTAGTTGCGATACGGTTCCGCTAGGCTTTACGCAGGTAATGGCAGCAGATGGATTCACACCAATCTTCTTGGCGTAATCAGCGTTTGTCTTAACTGCAAGTTCACGAAGTTCACGAAGAACAGTCTTGAGTTTGTGCATACCGTCGCCGCCGTTTGTCAGATGGCAGTCCATGATTCCCGTCATAGACACACCAAGCAACGCTTCCTCTTGGCAATTCTTACGCCACTCGCTCGACAAGTAGCGGAAGTCAACAAGAGTAGACTGCCATGTGCCTAAGATGGTAGCGAGTCGCACCTTGCGTGCTAGAGTTTCTTCAGTATCGCTTGCTCTTACAATTACTTCGCTGAGATTGCAGAACTCACGATCACGCAGAATGATTTCGCTGCACGGGTTGGTTCCAAACTCGTAGTTGGGATCACGACGATCACCAAGTTTAGCAACAGTCTTCCGTGTAGCGTCACGATTAAAGATACCTCGCTCGCCGCTCTTGCTCTTGTACAGGGATACCCATTCGTCCATAAAGGTGCCGATCTCAGGCTTCTCTTTGTACGCAACAGAGTTGTTTGCAAGTGCGCGTTGAGGATTACTTACCCACCAGGCACCACTCTTTGCCTCACGCATTCGTTCGTCTGTGAGATTCGAGAGAGAAATGAGTGCGCTGCGACGAACTCCACCAACCACTACGATCTCTGCAATCTTGCACACCAAATCGTGCGCTTCGATGCTTGTGAGTTTACGCCCAGAGGCAGCACGGAAAGTCTCGACGGTGAAGCGGAATAGATCGTCCAACGGACGAGGACCACTTGCGCGACCACCGAAAGTCTTTAGCCGAGCGCCTGCGGGGCGAATCTTGGTCAAGTCCCACTTAGGAATCTGACCACCAATAAGCAGAGATATCAGTTCCTTGTAGGCCTTTGCCCATCCCAACTTGCTGTCTTCCACGATGATCGTGGTATCGCTGTTGGTAAATTCCTCTGCGATGGTCGGCAGTTTCTCAACATACTGACGCTCAACAGAGAATCCAACACCAGTACCACACATCAGAATGTACATGATCTCGTCAAAGGCACGAACACGATTTACGGCAACATACGAGCAGTTGTAACCCGCAACATGATCTCTGCGGAGTGCTTCGCCAGCGGTCATTAGGCATCGCATGGACGGCATAATGTCTAGATTCAATACAGCATCTCGGAGTTCCTTGCGTAGTTCGCCAGGAACCTTATAGTTGTAGTTTTCCTTTAGATGCTCGTCAAAGAAACTGAAATACCGATCAACCGTTTCTTCCCAAGTCTCTCGTCTACCCTTTTCATCAACCCATCTTGAGTAACGGGAAAGGTGAATGAAATTCTGATACTGAGAGGGCAACATATCGCTCATGCGTGTCTCCATTAGTTTGTGTTATAGGTATGCGCTTACAGAGTTCCGTCAAGCGGATTCCGTGAGCGTCTTCCACGATTCGGGGAACAGCGGCTGTATGATTGAGCCAACTGCGGCAGCATATTGCCTAATCTCCCATTGCGCGTGAGAGTCTATTCGTTGCTTGTAGAAGCGGCCATATGCGGCAAGAGAACCTGTCCAAAACCATTCGGTGTATGTTCCCTGTGGCAAAACAAATCGTGCTTGCTCAGGTGCGACACCTTCGGCAAGAAGTGTCTTGTACGCTTCCATTGCATCATCTGCAAGATTACGATAAACCTCGTCAAGCAAAGTGTTTCCAGTAAGAAAGTCTTCACTACCTTGCTTGGCACCACCAGTAGGCGCGCCGCGCCATCTTGGAATGTAGATGGTGGGTTCATCCTGCACATAGCGTCTAGAGATTTCGTTTTCCACAAATCCCTGCTTGTGCTTAAAGAACTGTGTTCGGATGGAAATTGGCGCCTTGATTCGCAGAGTAATTTGCGGATGTGCGAAAGGCGTCCAATGATTGTGTTTGGCAAGATACGCGATCAGTTTCTTGTCGCGCTCGGATAACACTTCTTTTTGAGCGCCAGTCCAACTGCGTTCGCCATTCCACGAACTCTCTTTAGCAAACGAAACACGGGCAGCGTTCACGACTGTCAGATCGGAACCCATGTAATCTACAAGGTGTACAAATCCACCGTCTAGTACTGGAACTGCGTCATTGGGCGTCGTCTTCGAGGTCTGTCCATTTGTCTGCATCATCATCCTCATCTTCATATTCGATATCAATGTCATCCAACTCATCAATGTCCACATTAGCAATCACATCTTCTGTGGTATCAGTCTTCACATACTCAAAGGTTATACCATTCACCTTAGTAAAAGTCACGGCGTAATCAACCGCTTTCTTCCACAATTCGGGATTCATTTCCTTGATGTACTCTGAAAACTTACCGTTGAACTCCATCATTGCCCAAGCAAGTTGCGCTTGTGCCTCTGGCGGAAGATCGTCCTCTGAATCTCCAAAGTCCCTGATATCATCGTCGTTCATATCCGCCTCCATCTATTAAGGTTTACCCTGGCAGAGAGTCCACAGTATGTATGGGAATCAATAGTCTCGCGGATGTTTTCTGCGGAGCGCGACCCCAACATTTCATTGATGTCTTTTTCCGGCACGCTATCAGGCCAAATGCAAACCTGCTTACCCATCTCTATGAGTTCTTCGTTGTATTCCACAATCTGCTTGTTCCGTGGTTCGTTGTCCAACACGAACACTAAATCGCTGTGAGCAAGAAACTCTGGCAGATCATCTGTTGCATTTGCTCCTACCATTGCTATGCAATTCGGTAGGATCATGCTATCTAGTGGCCCCTCAACCACATACACTCTTTGTGTTGCGTCCACCTTCCACAGTCCGTACCAAAGTTTGGTCTGTCCCTTCGGCTTCAAGGTAATGTACCGCAAAGACTCCTGCGGATTCATGGTTCTGCCCTGCACACCAATGAAGTTGCCAGTCCTATCAAAGAAAGGAATCACAATCCGTGGGTCTTCTTTGCGACTGTTAGGAAAGTATTCGGGGTCTATCTTTTTACCCACCTTAGTGAAATCATGGGCATACATGAGTTCGGCTAGGCACGATTCGGGTAATCCTCTACCCAAAATATACTGTACTGCTTGGTGCTGCGGACTCAGTTCCACTAGTCTAGGCAATCCATCCAACGGATTTGTCTTTCTAGTCTTTGGCTTCTGCACCTTTGGTGTTTCGGGTGGAGGAGCAACCACTCCATTTTTCTCTTTGAAAGACTCCAATGCATACTCTTTGGCAAGAGATGGTGCAACTTGCTTCAGTACATTGTGAATACCGCATGAGACTCCGCAGTTATGGCACTTATACACCCATCTGTCTTTGAACGGGAAAAAGTAGCCGCGCGCCTTGGACTTGTTCTTGTCGGAGTCTCCGCAGAAAGGACATCTACAGTTCGCAAGCGTTTCTTTCTTCCAACTGAAACGCTCTAGAGAACTAGCAATGTATCCGATGTATTTCTTGTCTACAAAACTCATAAATGCACTATGTTGACAGCGTTTTTGCGTGAATCAAATCTTCCACTTCTCGAACTTCTTGCTTTCAAACTTGCGCTCAAAGTTCTTTCCACCGTAGCCAGAACCGTAACCGTCATCATCATCGTCTTCTGACTGTCCTGTATCCACTAAAGAATCTTGAGCGGACTGTTCCACATCATAGAACTTCATCTTGGAGCGATCCACTCCCATCACAAACTTCTTGTTGGTATTCTCGTCACCGTAACGATTCTTTAGTTGCTTGACAAGCACTTGATTCAGCGAGTCAAGTTGCTCGGTACGAATCACAGCAAACATGAAATCTGCGGTTGCTGGCAAACCAAACGACTCTGAGGTATTTTCTAGTCCAACATCGCTGTTGTTGAATCCACCACGGTTTGTCTGCGTTGCTGAAAAGATCGGTACATCGTATTCGACCGCGAGGCCTCGTAGTTCCTCGGCAATAGCCTTGATGTAGACATATGTGTTTACATTGGAGTTCATCTTTACGCGAGAACTAGCACAGATGTTCAAGTAGTCAACAAAGATGATGTCTGGCACAAACTTCTTCTTGATCTTCAGTTCATGCAACAGGTGCCTAAAGTGCGCTACAGTTGCAGTTGCTGTAGGGTATTCCTTGATAATCAAGTTACCCTTTACAGCACTAATCGCTCTGCTTAGACGCTTCTCGTAAGTCTCTTTAGGCAAATCCTTCAGTTCATCAAGAGAAGTGTCCATCAGATTTGCGTCAATGCGCTCGGCGATTCGCTCTTCTGCCATTTCGCAAGTAATGTACAGCACATTCTTGTTCGCGCATAGACAAGACGCTGCATGATGGCACATAAACATGGACTTACCAACACCAGTTCCTGCCATCACAATGTTCAGAGTTTTGCGAGGAACACCACCTTTAGTGATCTTGTTAAAGAACTCAAGATCAAAGGGTATCTTCTCTTCTACCCGATGATAGAACTCGTATCGCTTCTGCGAGTCTGTCATGTAATCGTGACCGACTGCCGTATCAAATGAAACGGCAAGAGCATCGGACAGCAGTTGCGGTATTGCGTTCTTGGTGTAAGTCTTGTCTTTGCCGTCAAGAATCTGAATGGAAGACAATACTGCGTTGTATACTGCTTTGTCCTTGCAGAACTTCTCTGCAAGATCAATCAACCACTTCAAGTCATTGGATTCATCAATGGAGAACACCTCATTGATTAGAGACACGCATTGTTTATGCTCGTCACCATTCAGTCGAGTGTCGTCCAAGCAAATGACCAATGCTTCTTTGGTTGGCTGAGAGTTGTAGGTGTCTACAAAGTTCTTGATGCACTTGTATACCACCTGTTCAGGTTTGGTACTGAAGTACTCTTCCTTTATGAAGGGCAATACAGCACGAACAAACTCTTCATTTGTAGCCAACGCACCTAGTATGATTTTTTCAGTCTGCAAGGTATCCTAACTCATTCTGAGACATGATCGGAATAGCATTCTTACCGCTTTTCAAGTTATGCTCCATGATATCCGCGAGTATGTCACCGATGTATTGCAAGAATCTTTGCGCGTCAGCGGTCTTCAGCGCGCCTGGGTTTTCTACAACATAGTACTCGAAACTCAGACGAACGCAATCATCTTCTTCCAAAAGCCTTGTGCGTCCGTAATGATAGATGACTCCTGCCCACTCTCCGTTTTCCAAACGGATAGGAGTAAAAGGCGCCATCCTGTCTAGCAGAATGGTGTACTGCTTTCCGTTTACCTGACGGGTAATCTCAGATTGGTGTACCTTTAGGTGAGGGTTGTCCGCCTTCTCCGTCCAGTTGTTCTCGAAGTAGTCGGGGAGTTGATCCCTCTGCATCAGCCAGTCCATCACTATCTCTTTCCAAAGCAGAACCGTATTTGAAATGCTGCCCCACCATCTTTTCCAGTTCATCCATTACCTCTTTCGTGAAGTACTTCTCAGGATTCTCGTTGATGTTCTTCTCAAAGGCTTTGCTACCATCTGGCAACTCAATGCGCGTAGACACCTTCTTGAAGATTCCAAACTCTAACGCCAAATCAAGCAGACCGTAGTACGGATTCAGTCCACTATCGTAGGTCACAAGTACATCCACCATAGAGTTTTCTTTGGTGAGTCGAGACTTGTACAGTTTGCAATGGATGATATTGCCGATCACAGTATTGTCGGCATCCTTCACCTTTTTCTTGCTTAGATACACGATGGTAGATGCTGCGTACTTGAGTCCGCTTCCGCCGCCCATTTCTTTGGTTGGGATATACGCTCCAACCACATCGTATGTGTGATTGGTCATAATCAGCGGAATGCCAGCAGCACCCATTTTGAGAGTGAGGGTTCTGAATGTTGCCTTGACAACCTGTGCGCGAGTCATGTCGCGCACATCCTTACCTGATGCCGTATCTTCCACTTCTTTCTTGGTGGAAAGCATTCCAAGAGAGTCCAGTACCATCATCATTGGCTTCTGCTTGTCCTTTGGAAGAGCGCGGTAGTTGTCTACAATCTGAATAGCCTGATGCCTAAATTCCTCAACCGTTCCTACAGGAAACACAGCAACGCGCTTCACATCAATGCCGCGAGACTTGAACATCTCTGTGGTGACTGCCTGCTCTGAGTCAAAGTACAAAGCAACTCCATCAGGATTGTCTGCCAAAAACTTGGATACGATGCTCAGAGTAAAGAAGGTCTTACCTGTAGCAGATTCGCCAGCAAGAGCAATGATCTTGTTGTCGGGGATGCCTCCGTAGAGACTTCCACTCAGAAGCGCATTGAATGCATACGAACCAGTATCAATGAACCCGCTTACCTCTCCACTCAGTCCATCGTCTAGAGTGTTTGCTAGTTCATTTCCCGAAATCTTCACCATGCCACGAAGAAAATCACTCATACCTTATCTCCTATCCGTTTGAGTTCTTGAATACTTAGTTTCAGACGCACACCGCGTTCTATTTCCTGATCGAAACGATCCACGCTCATAGTCTTGGAGTTCATCAACTCTTTGATGAGTGCTTGGTTTGTCTCAAGCGCGGACTCTAGAGTATGTAGAACACAATCGTATGCGTTCTGTGTTAAATGTACGCAGCGTGTAGGGTACTCCTGCCACGCTTTTGCCCATTCAAAGTTTGATTCCATGTCTTTCACATTAGTTCCTCCAACGACACAGGAACACTAGACTCTACAGTTCCCAATCGTTTCTTGGCGATCTCACAGTATTGCTCTTGCAGTTCGATACCAATAAACTTACATCCTTCCATCAAGGCACCTTTACCAGTAGAACCGCTGCCCATGAATGGATCAAGTACAGTTCCTCCCTTGGCACAAACAAGGCGCACAAGATAGCGCATGAGTTCGGTTGGTTTCACCGTGGGATGATCGTTCATCTCTCCGCGATCAGCCTTGGAAATCTTGGCACAATAGAAGAATCGCGCAAGCGATCCGCCTGGATCGTCTAATGCCTCCACAGTTTCGTATCCTGTGTCCTCGCCGTTATTGTTGAACATCCGTGCGCCAGCAGTTCTGTTGCGTACCATCTTTCCAGGCTTATCTACAGGAAACTCAGAAACCACTTCTTCGCTACCGTCATGCACCAAGTTTGCTGGCCATCTACCACCTGGCTTGTATGTTTGAATCTCTTTGCCAATAAGAGCAGCGGCACCAAACGCGCCCTTTACAGAACCTGCGCTGTTTTGCTGCCGCTGAATCTTGGTGGGGTCGTACTCGTCACCCATCGGTACTCGGCATCCGTCGATGTTTATACCACCCGTACCGTACTTCTGTACATTCTCCGCAACTGTACCTTCTAGTGGCTTTCGCGCCATGCAAATGGGTTCACAAGAAGGCTTTAGAGCGGTGCCCCAACCTTCCCACTTCTTTGCTTCGTCTGTTGCCGCCTTAGTAACGGGGATATCTGCTCCCTTCTGTGTGATACCAACACCTCCTCGCGCAAATCCACCGTAACCTTGATTGTCTTCAACAGTCACGCCACGGGAGTAGCCAACTACTTCACGCTCTGCGCCTGCTGCCTTGTCTATTGCCTTGCTGACATCAAGCGACTTGGGAAATGTCTTGCTACTCACCCATGTCACGATATCGCGCACTTCCCATCCTGCGTCCTCAATTGCAGCGGCAAGACGGTGATAGGTTCGCGTTCCGCTGAAAGCAAGCAGATACGCTCCAGGCTTTGCAACTCGCAACGCTTCCACCCAAAAGTCTTTACCAGGCACACCACGATCCCATTCGTTGCCCATGAACTCCAGGCCATACGGAGGATCGCACACAATAGCGTCCACGCTATTCGCTGGCAGTTTCTTCATTTCATCTAGGCAGTTGCCGTTTATGACTGTGTAGTTGCTCATCCGAATAGACTCTCCAATGTTGCTTTGCGTTCGTGACTCCATCCAACCGTTTCCAAGATGGTCTTGAGCGGTTCCAAGAACGCCTTATCGAACTGCGTATCATAGTCGATGAATCGCTCAAGGTCAAGTTCTTTGGGAAGATAGTCGGGGAATGCAATCACATTCTCACCGATGGGATTTGGCTCGCGCAGGTGAATGTACTTGATCTTGTCGTGATTGGCGATTGACTTGTACTTGCGTGTAAGTTTGCGTTGCTTGATGGCATGATTCCAAACCAACGACGCCCGAACTTGAAGTGGGGTAGACTTCTTGTACAGCGTGGCAGCGTCTGCGTACTTATCCATACCCTTCACTCCGCGAGGGAACGCAATTGCTTGCGGAGGCATCTGATTGAACTCAGCGCGGAACGATTCGATGTGCTGAATCACAGTTTCCTGATCGGTTGTAAGGATCAGGTTGATTGCCTTGGTAAGAGCATCGCGCACGACCTGTGGAGTAGACGAGCGAGTAGTTTCGATACCCATGATCTTGAGAGCAGGCTTGGCGTAGCGCACACCCTCAGAATCATGCACATTCAAAATGTAACGCTTCTTGGCAGTCCAAATACCTGAGTCAGCGATCACCTCGCGCTTCATCACCATCTTGTTTGAGTAGGCATTCATGTACCGTGCCAGAGAGTCGTACTGAGACACAATATACGGTTCGATCTTGTCTTCCACGCACTTGTGCAGGAAGTTCACAATCTTGGTATGGTCTGCCCCGTTTGGGAACACGCGCTTCACAAGCGCACCCATACGCAGATACACAGAGTCTGTGTCTGAGGCAACCACATAGTCAACGCCTGTGGTTTTCAGCAAGTCATTCATGTACTGATTCAGCGCGTTCTCAATCCACCGAATGCTGAGTTGCCCCGAAAGCGTAATTGCTTCTGCTTGCCTGATGTCAAAGAAGCGGAAGTACTCGTTACCAAGTGCGCCGTAAGCGGAGTTCAGCGCGATCTTGAGTGCCATCTGTTTGGTGGAGTAATACGCAATCTTGTTCTCGGCTTCTCGCTTTGCGGCAGGATCGGTCAGGGTTTCCTTGTGCTTCTTGGCAGCAATCATACCCGCCTTTGCTGCCTTGCGATCCTCGTACATACGATCCATCAGCGCAGGCAAGAATCCCTGCTTGTCCTTGCGGAAGCATTGTCCGTTTGCCGCCATGGCGTATCCAAGACCAGGCAGATGCGAGGTGTCTACCTTGCGGACAAGCAGATCGTCTACGGTGTTTGCCTTGCTCATCCCGATGTGGTTCACAATGGTATCGGGCGAGATGTTGTACTGCATGATAAGGTGCGGATACAGCGAGTTCAAGTCAAGCGATACCACCCAATCATGTCTACCAAGCAGAGGAGTCTTTACATACGCACCCGCGTACTGGAAGTCTTTGCGTGAGTCCTTCTTCATCGGAATCACAGTCTTGTTGTCCATCAGGTACGAGTGGATAAGGCAGTCCCATGTACGCACCTGAGAGAACACATCTTCGTAGTTGCACTTGGCAAGATACGCAATCGACAGTTGCAGTTCAATCAGTTTCAGTTTGTCGTCCAGGCGCCGCACAAGCGCAACATCCTTGATGTTGTACTCCACGAATCGCTTGAAGTTCTGCTTGTAGAAGTCTGACATGGAGCCAAACTCCTCATACGACAACTTGCGTTCGCCTAGTTCCACAAACGCGATATGGTCAAGTTTGTAACTCTCTTGGTTTACAAAGGTGTACTGCTTGTACAACTCAAAGTAGTCAAGTGATGAGATACCCACCAGTTCGTAGCAGATAGTCTCGCGCTGCTTGATAACCACACGCTTCTCTTTCACCTTACGCCACGGTGACAGACGCAGCACCTCGCGGTCGCCAAGAACGCGAACAATGCGGTTGTGCAGATACGGCAGATCAAAGAATCGTGTGTTCCAACCTGTGATTACATCAGGTGGATTCTGCTCCCAGTACTCCAAGAAGGATTCAAGTAGGTCTTGCTCTCGCTTGAAAGTATGAAGTTCCACGGGCGCGTCTGCATCCAAATCACCAGGCACATCTCCAAGCGCCCAACAATGGTAGCGATCCTTACGCCACAGAGTAATGACATTGATCTCTTCGTTTGGGTCTTCGGGCAGAGGAAAGCCTGACTCACAGGTGGTTTCAATGTCGATCACAACGGCATCAATGTGATCCATCGACCACGGAATGTCGTCTTTCCAATGCTGGCGAGTGTAGTCGTAGGCAAACTGATACTGATACTGCGTGTTTCCGAAAATCTCGAAACCCTGCACACCCTCGTACTGATCCATGAACTCCTTGCAATCGCGCATAGTTCCTGGCAGGACAGGTTCAACCCGCTTGCCGTCCACAGTACGATACTGAGTGCCTGGTTTATTGCTAGGCACCCACAGAGTTGGCTGGTATTCTTGTGTCTCGTTAAAGCGCAATCCTGTTGCGGAGTCTACACCGCGCAACAGGATGCGATTGCCAAGCAGAGAAATGTTGGTGTAGTACTTGCTCATACTTCATAAGCATAGCACATAACCCGTACTATGCAAGTCACTTCAACTGATTCTTGACCTTCTTCCAGTACTTAGTCGTTGCAGACTTCTTGTGTCCGCGAGGCCCGCCATTATGAATACGGGCAAGAGTTTCATCTGAAGCATCGGCAGGAGCGTACCGATCCATGTACGCAATCACGATGCGGCGAGCGTACTCAGGATCGCGGCAGTCCTCGTAGCGACCACCGATGCTCGGATCGTGCTGTACTGCATCTTGCCAGTACACCCGATGAATTTGAAACACTCCGATTGCCTTACCACCGTCACCGACTGCATCGGGATTGTTGCCCGATTCCACCGTTGCGATGGCGTCAAGCAACCGATCAGACGGAGGTGCTGCGCTTGCGGTGCAAGCAACGAGTGCGAAACTGGCAACAACCGATAGAAGAGAGCGAATCATGCGCTCATTCTACATCAGGATTCGGTACAGTCAAGCCAGTTTTCTAAGATTATTGCCAGTTATCCAACACATAGTAGTCATCCTGGCTTTGCGTCTTTACCCACTTGTAGCCGTAACTCGTAATAACTTCTCGGGTATGCTGTTCCCATGCTTGAGGATCAGCCATCCTGTACGAGTCATGTTCAAATGCTATGGTCCTAAACTTGTATTTGTCGTGAGGAAGCAGTTGAAACACTTCAAAGGTTGTCTGTGGTGGGTCTAGGTCTATGGATAAAAAGTCTATCACAGACGGTAGGTTATTCTTACTGAAGCATTCATCGTAGTCGAATACCAAAGCATCAGATTCGTACACTTTGGTGTTTGTTCGGGTGCCCCATGTTCTTAGGCTAGGATCATCTAGGATTTCTTTGGGATACGGATGGTCAGTACGCTCGTAAATGGATGGAGAATGATATCTTCCCCCAAATGGAGAAATATCAACTGCAACTCCTCTCCATCCGTATTTGGTTTCTAACAAAGCAGTATTGTTTAGAAAGAAAGGAGTAGCGCATCCAATGTCCACAAAGGTTCCATTGTGTTTGCCTTCTAGAACAGAGAGAACCCATAGATCCTGTCCCATCTGTGAGTAACTAGATTTCATGTAATGCCTTTACGAAATATTCCAGTCAGCACACCACCTTCAGAAACCCTATTATCGTAGATACATTCGATGGTTTCAAATCCATGTTTAGAACACAAAGCAGCAAGCGTATGTTCTGTATAGTGGCCAACATGAGTTGGCTCGTTTGCATATGTCTGATCGTGTGGTAAAGACAAGAGCAATATGCCATTAGTCTTTAAAAGGCTATTCAGTTTCTGCATGAACGAGTCAACATCAGAAGGATAGATGTGTTCTAGAGTATGGAAAGACACCACAACATCGAATCTCATACTAGTTTTCCACTCTAGTATATTGGAACAAATGAACTCTGAAGTATTGCAGTTTCTATCTGATTTGATTCTATTTGCCAGTGCAATCGCTTCGGGATTTATGTCTAGTCCATATACTTTGGAAACCTTAGAATCTTCTGCTATCAAAAATGTGCAAGCACCATGATTGCACCCAACATCCAAAACATTTCCAGAGATGAAATGTGGATAGATGTCCCGTATCAGTTGTCCGTTTGGATGTAATTTCCACGATTCAGGAACTGGATCACGAGTGATGTAGTTTTCTTTGCTAGAATAGTTGCTCATAGGTTTCTTCTACATTCCCATCCACTTTGGATTATTCAATGACCAAGAGATAACACTCTCTAAAGACTTCTCCAAGTTCATTGGCAAATTCCACCCCATATCTCTCATTTTCGATCCATCCAACGCATATCGAAGATCATGTCCAGGCCTGCTGCTATGAAAATCTACCAGTTCGTAATTCAAAGGTTTTCCAAGAATAGAGGCAATTGTATTTGCCAAAGAAAGATTGTCAATTTCTTTCTCTCCGACAATATTGTACTTATCTCCATTCTCTCCCCGTTGAAGGATGAAATCAACAGCAGAACACACATTCTTTGCATGGATATAGAATCTACTTCCAGCGCGAGTTTTTGTCTTGTCAGAATGAATGAGTACTCTTTCTCCAAGTAGTACTTTTTTGATAACAAGGGGTATGAACTTTTCTGGATGTTGCCTCTCTCCAAAGATATTCATGCAATGAGAAATCTTCATCGGCATCTTATAAGTGTTATGAAAGGCTAAACACAACTCTTCTCCACCAGCCTTAGTTGCAGCGTAGGGATTTCCAGAGTTATATCTAGACCATTCCAAGTAATCAACACCATTAGGTGCAGGACCAAAAACTTCATCTGTAGAGAAGTACACAAAGTTTTCCAAAGAGTCTTGTCGTCTTGCAAAGTTCAAAATATTGCAAGTTCCAACTACATTATCCATGACAAAAGATAAAGGGTCTTCTATGCTTCTATCCACATGAGAACCTGCACCTATATGAAGGATAGTATCTGCTTTTCCAAGCATTGAGCATAGCACTACATTGGAATGTATTTCTGCTCGCATATCATGCCAGACAAAGTTGACTCTATTCGCGTTGTCTTTCCATGAATCAAGTTCAGTTAGACGGTTGATGTTTCCTGAAGAATCCAACCTGTCCAATATGACTATTTCGGCATCTGTAGTTGACAACAGATAATCAACCATGTGATGCCCCAAAAATCCAACACCGCCTGTTATGATAACTCGCTTCATATTATCAAGCCTCCACCATTTTGCGTAAGAATTCAGCAGTTCTCGACATTCTTAACTGCTCTGGCAATTTGTTCCCAACAAAGATAGGTTCTTCTATCATCTGCTTTCTTACAGACTCATCGGTATCAATGAGTCTGATTCTATCTCTAACAGCATCCCAATCAATCGTTCTATAGTCTCCAACAACACTTTCGTAGGTATGGAGATTTATGAAAGCATTTGGATTCCAACCAAACTCCAGTATCCGTGGATTTCCCCAAAATATCGGAATGTTTCCAGAAAAGAATGCTTGAGGTAGTTTTTCTTGCACACAATACGGTTCGCAACACAATTGCATGGCTATAGAAAACTTGTAGTTGGATTGGAACAAGAGTTTTTGTCTATATCCTATACCTTCTGCTCTACCAGCATAGATTGCTTGTTCTCCATCTCTATTTACTCCGCTATCTGTCCTGTTATTCCTGAATATACCAGCACCATCCACCGTTTTGTACTTATCCAACTCAGCACACGCAGTTACTCTATGCGGTGGACTAGAGTTTTGAACAACAGAACAAAATCGTATGTTTCTTTGTAAGATCGTGGAGTAGTCTCTTCCGAATAACCAATCTGTTGGATTGTCGGTAAGCATCATCTCGTCGTAAATTCCCCAAATATCAAAAGCAGCAGATGCCTGTTGAAGATATCTCGGATGACTTATTGGAGCATATCCTATTGCCCATTTATTTGGAAGAGAAATGGAAGACTCCCAATCCATAAGTTCTCCACTAACACATAGAAACTTGAGGTTTGGATGATCTATGGGAACTCTACTTCTCTGCGGAGTCGGTACTCCTGTTTTCTTACTTATCCAAACATCAGGCTGATTGTCGAATGATAGATTTGACCAAATTACAATGTCTGGATTATCGTCATCAACAACGATATTGTAGTTCATACCAAGACATCTTTCCAAGTATGACACGAAGAAACACATTCCAGTTCTAGAAAATCCTTGCCTAGTAATTCTAATAGTTCTCATCGTGTCTCCAACTGCCTGATATTGCAGACTTCTGTAAGTTTGATTGTTTCTTCTCCCCACGGACCATTGTCGTGTATGATATATGCGGAGGTATCTATACCAATTGGATTCCCCGTTTGATCTAGAACAGTCTTGTCTTTAGATAGATGGGTGCTGAAGAATAATCTCTGCTCAGTATCAAGCACTATGTCTGCTTTCTTAAGCAAATACAGAGTTGCCCAAATACCTTGATCGTCGCCAGAGAAGGAAACATTGGGATCGGCAGAATTAACCGCATACTGTAATGCAGAGATGATTGCAGTTGTTTTTCCTATCATGCATCCCGAATTCAAGTATTTGTATGGAGTAGATACTCCTGTAGTTTCGTACAGATGATTGTATGGTGTAGGTGGCCACAATCCTTTTTCTGCACACATCACAATGTCATGTCCGTATTTCAAATACTCATCAAGTATCCCATCTACATTCTTGGTAAAGTTAGTGTCGGTTGCATCTAAAAACAGAGTGTACTCGTATTTCGATTGTATTTCAGTCAGGTACTCTAGATGCTTGTGTATCTTATACCATCGAAGTTTAGACATAAGAGACTCATAGACATTACTTGACCACGAGCATGGTGGAGGAAAACCATCGCTAGTGTAGCGTTGAACATGGATATCAGTTTGAGATATTCCTCTCTCAATACCAGTTTTGCAAAAACTAGGTTCATAGGCGGATGGATAATCGAACAAAACTGTAGTGATGAGCAAACTCATGTTCAAAACTTTCTGTATATGTCACCAGTATGTCTGGCTTTAAAGAGGTAGTAATCGTTCATAACCATATGGGGTATCAGAGAAGTTTTCATATCTGCAACCACCGCAGACATTCCTATCTCAACACCCTCTGCAAATGACCATATGTTCTCTACTTGACTTTTATTGAACAGGTTCATCCAGTTTGCCGAGAATATAGACAACTTATCGTTGTTTGCAAAAATCATGTACTGTTCATTGCACACATCAGCAGCATCATATCTATCGGTTTCCATTAACCCATATGCTTGTATCTTGTGCTTCCAAAAACAACCACCTGATGCGTTTGGTTGTTTTCCCGCACCAATACTGTGCGGTCTTTCATAGAGAAAGTCTATACTCTTAGTCTTCATCATTTCCAATATGGAAAGAACTCCGCTCTCGCTGTAATGGTGAGTAACTTCCCAATCTGCATCAACGAATATGATGAAATCTGCATCATTACATAGTTGATGACTTTTTAAGATTGGTCGATGCTTAACATTGTAGTTAAACTGATCCGCGTAATACCCAACTGGCATATTGAACACCTTGTAATCAGATTCAATGATGTCAAAGTGTATTTTCGGACTGACCTTATCTAAGTCTACACCTTCTAGTGATTTTTCATCCGTCGTTATCACAGAACGCTTGTGATTGGGGTAGTCAGAAACACTAGTATGAAACAACAAAGCGGACGAGAGATACGATTTACCTATGGCAACAGTACAGTACGCGTATGTAGGCACAGGCATAATCAACTCTTTCTCTTACAAACCCACACAGCATTTGAAAACTCTTCGTGCATGAAAGAAACAAGATTCTGCGTAATACAGGTTTCGGAGATATCATCATCAGTAATCTCACACCAGTTCCACAATTTATGATCTATCTGTGCATCAAATACATCTTTGTTGGGAGCATAATCGTGTGCAAGTATGATATCTCCAGGCTTCAAATGTTTTGCAGCACTAGCAAACTCATGTTTCTTAGAACCACCGTCACACAATACAACAGTAGTTCCTTCTTGCTTGATGAAATCAATAGACTCTTGACATATACCTTTTTCTAGTACATCATTCTCCCATATCGACTTGGTTCTAAAGTCTGCAATCCCGTTGGTCTGCAAATCATCAAACCACGGATGTCGGTGAATGTCGTATGTGACAATATCAAGAGGGAGGTCTATTTCTTGAGATATCTCTCTAAAGAATTGTGTTAGGCCTCCCAATGCGGTTCCTATTTCCAATATTCGTTTTGGTCTAATCGACTCCAACAATTTTGCAAACGCCAGCGGGGCATACTGATTCTGCTGTGCAGCATGACCGTTTATAGTCAACAGTCCCTGATTGTCGTTTAGCCTAGGTCCTACGATAGTGTATTTCTCTAGATTCATGGTTCTCCTTTATGGATTTTCTTTTCTCTCTGATCCGCTGTAATGATACTGACGAGTATGGTCTATTGTAGACATTAGAAGACATCCAGTTCTAACAGTTCCTGCGCTAACCAATTGCTGAACATGACTCATCCATGTCTGCTCGTATGGATGCGCCCACTTTGTGTCTAGGAATACTTTACGATTTCCTTCTTTACTAAACATCACAGGCCAGTTACAGTAGTGAAATTCACCAACAGCATATGGTATCCCTTCAATAGAACCAGTATGATAAATCTTGCTCTTGTTACACGCACCCATCACTTGCGGACCAGGAAATAGTAACTCCTTCTTGTCTTTAGGAAGATTCACCCATGCCCAATTTAGATGATTGTCTCCGTAAAACTCAGTAAAGCACAGTTTAAGATAGTCGAGTTTTTCCTTTTCCATGATCTTCATGCACTTCTGAAACAACTTGCTATCGTATCTTCTGAATCCATTTGAACAATGTTTACCATCATACGACTCATCACACAGAAGCATATCGTCTTCAAAGAATACCATATACTCGTGATCCGATTGATCGAACATTTCCGCGCACAGTTGTCTCGCTCCGCAAATTCCAAGATTTTCAGGCTTACGAGTCTCTGAGATATTGCTGAATCTAAACATCTCAGAGAACTCCGCATCGGTAGAGCGATCAGTACTATTATTCACAACATACTTTGAGCAGTTCTTGAGAAACGCTTTATGCGCTCCATTTATAGAGTCTATCCATAACTGATACTGCTTTGGCAGATTGAAGCATACAGAATACACTCCCAACTTAGAAGCAGCAGTTGGTTTAGGATTGTTTAGCATTTGCTCTATCCACGGTGCTATCAGTCCATTACCACCAATCATCTCGTAATGGCATAGATCAGAGTGATTATAGGTTAGCAAAGTGAATATGGACTCTTCAGTTCCCATCAATCCTTCTGATAGAGAATCGCTAAGATACTTGTAGTACAGTCCATTTAATGCATTCAACTGATCCCTAGACCCACCAAATAATCCGCCTCTAGCAACTCGATTAACTACAGAACCATGTGCATATCGGTTCATCTCAGATGCTTTGAATCCGTGTATCTCTCCGTCTGCATCGTAAGGAAAACAGAGGAACAATGCAGAGTCTTCCATGTGTCGGATGACAGTCTTCTCGAACTTTTCTCCCAATAGAGTTGGATTTACGGTGTTCGCAATGCCTCCATCTATCCACAGAAAGTACTTGGTGTTGAATGGATTGAATATAGTGGCATCGTTTAACCAGAACATTTTAGACATTACAAGTGGATTGTACAACTCTAATCTCGCTTGTGTGCTTTCCTCTAGCCATCCTTTTTGCTTATACCATTGAGGATCTGTTCTGATCTTCTGTATCTGATCGTAGAATGGCATTCTTTTGAGATCAGAAGCAGTAACATACTTTATGGAAGTGTTTGACCTATCTCTATACTGCCAAACCAATTCTTCTAGATCAGGACTGATGTAGAGAAACATTGGAGCCGTAGTGGTCTTAAGTAACTTTGCAAAGGTTTCCTTATAGTGGTCAAATGACCGAGCGAAAGATGTACCCATCTCGCCTCTACCAATGTTGATTAGACCACTAACAACCGTCAATGAACTCATTTCAGTATCCTATCTGCCCTAGTGGGATTTCTACTCTAGTTAACCACCCCTTGCTGATACTATGTGGCCAGATTACTAAACGATTTGGATTTGCGTTTCTTACCGCATCAAACTTGATTGCAACCCTAGTTGGACTTTCTCTCAGAATATCCTTAGACTTGTGTTCTCTATTCCACAAATACGGTCTAGATTGCTTCGTAAAGTCTTCTCTCCAAAGGGTATCTGTATCGTTATGAACAGCAGCAACTACAAAGTCAAGATCATCTGCCTGATGGAACTGTTCCCATGTCCAATTCAACTGGTATTCGTATTTTGCCTTGTTATCCGGCAGCAGTTCTGTTCGTGTTTTGAAATCAAGACCTGCGTACTCTTCATACTGAGCAAGTGTTCTTTCGCTTCCTAATCCGTACTTACCAAATGCAATATTCGGATCACTTTCCATTTCAAACAGAACACGGTTTCTATGATGACAAATGTTGTTTCGATCTACCCAATTTAGACCGTCCACGAGTTTTTGTTTGTTCTGGTCAGTATGATCTACCCAATGCTTGTGGGTACGATACTCTCGGGTGTATTCGTGCCACACAACATTTCGATGCGGTGTAAACAGATCATATCCGTGAGTGAACGATCTCATTGCCAATGAAATCTCTTCACCGTGGAAGTAGTACTGTGGATCATGGGGAACCTCCCGCACATGACTTCCTAGAGTAAACGCAAAGTGAGCAGAGAAAAACCGCGCAGGAATAGGTTCGGTTAAATCCTTATAGCCCTTTCCGTTTCCTGCCCACTTGTGAGTACCGTCAATGTAGTGCGGCTTGAAGAAGACGCATCCTTCGGGAGTAAATCTATCAAACTCCAAGTACAGAGCATGACCAGTTTCCAACAGAGAATCGTGCTGACGACCTCTGTGCTTTTCGGGATCGTATGGTGTTACATACGCAGTAAGCAATGGCTTTTTATGACCCTTTGCTTGCAAGTCTTTAATCCAACCAATCAAAGTCTCGTCCCAATCCTGAGCAAATCTATGATGTGAGTCTAGTTGAAGAGTATACTCCTCTCCGTCATACAGTTGCTCTTGAATTGAATTGCGTGCCCAACACGCTCCCTTGCTTTGATTCCACGGAACATCAATGATCTTGACCCGTGGATCGTTCTTGAACTCGTTCAGTTCTGCATCCCACGGATCGTTTGGTTCGTGCTGCCAGCAGATACCAAATCGTAGGCGCTCAGGGTGTTTGGCTTTGTCTAGGCAATCCTTAATGGTTGGAACCAGTTCAGGATCACGATACGCTGCAATCTGAATGAAAATACGATCATCGCTTGCCATTTTCTAGTCTCTCTTTCTCTTTCAAGTACGCGCTCAAAAGCACCATGTAGTTGATGACATCAACACAGGTGTCCATAAAACTCTCATTAGAAACATGAAGTTTACCAGACTCTACAAAGGAACTGAGTCTACTCATCTTGTCTGTAAGACGAACCAAGAACCCCTGTTCGGTCGAACAGATGCCCATTGACTCTACTCTTGTAAAGTTTGCGAACGGTTCAAGGCCGTCGTTACCCGCGTAGTCGCGGTTCTTTGCGTCCATCAGGAGTCTACCCGATTCGCAAATTTCTTTGTGCCATGCCAATAGTTCATCACGAGTCATAATATTACGCTCCAGTTGATCCAAACCCACCGACACGATCTGTGGTTTGCTGCGGTCTTGTATGTATCTCGGTGATTGGAAACCGCAGCACGGGAACCCACTCACCTTGACAGATTCTCTCACCATGCGTGATATCTAAGCCATTATGAGAGACATTACGAACCATCATAAACAGTTCGTGATAGTAGTCGGCATCCACGATGCCTTCGCCATTCGGTAAAATCAACCCTCGCTTGAATGCAACGCTAGAGCGCATATGCACCCTAAGTGACCAGCCAGATTCCATTTGTGCAATCAATCCAGTTGGAATTAGTGCAGTTGTACTGGGTCTAATGTGTATCTTTCCGTCAAATGCTTTCCACTCATGGGATTCACCAACAGAATTGTATTGCATTACAGTTCGTGGATTACCGTATTCATCGGTTAGATGAGCGTGAAGATCAAAACACGCAGAGTGTTCTGTGCCGTATGCAGGGTTGACAGCGTTTGCGTGCAGTTTGTAAAATCCAAAAGTACTCATGGTTCTCCATCATGTAAGAGGTATCGCTTGATTGTTAACGATCTTGTGTGTTGCTCGTAGCGGTGCGCTTGTAAGACGCTCCCACTTGTTTGCACTTTCCCGCAGATCAGACTGTACGAACATTGGCTTGTGATACGCAAGCACCTTGTATATCCTTTGCAAGGCAGCAAAGCCGTTGTCCAATGGCAGGTTACGAGTATAGATGCACTCTCTAGCCACCTGTCGTGCGTGGGCGGCGAATGTTTCCGACAGATAGAGAATGGCATGAGTTGTTAGCATACCACCAATACGCATCCATCCATTTCCCTGGTCCACTACCACTTGCTTGGCGTTTCCATGCGAAACGCCGAGATAAACTGCATCTGTGCCTTCGGGGACATCTAAAACTGGAAAGAAACTATCAGTCACAGCAGCATCGTCTTCAAGCACCAAGAATGGAACTCCCTTTGCTGCCGACAAAGCATCTATGTGAGACTGCCCACAGCCTACAAAATGCTTTCCAAATGCTCTGAGTTTAACTGGAGGTAGCGCAGGTGGTGGTATCACTCTGGCAGAAATACGCTTGTGATTCTTGATCCCAAGACGATCAAACTGCTCGACCATCTGTTCTGCGTTTTTCTTTGCCGAGTCTAGATTTATCCAAAGCGTTTCCGTATCACGCAAGTCAATCTTCATAATAAACCTCGGATGTATCAGAACTTCTTACCGATGTGATATTTAGGTACTAGTTCCCAATCTGCTTTTTCTTTGTGTGGGATAATCTTGATCTGAGCAAGTCCCGCTGTGACATTCGTGGTCTTTGAAGGATCGACTATCTTTAGTAGACCCCACTCGTCCAACAAAGTGACAATGGTGTTGCGTCTTGCGATATCTGCCTCGGTTATTGTAGAAGGCAAACCGTCAAGAGCAAACAACTCTTTGAAGTGTACGATGTAGTATTTGCCCCGCTTGTGTAGAATGTGGCAAGACTGATACAGTTTCTTTTCAGTCTTGGATGAAATCCCTATGCGGGTCAGGGTTTCTTTCACCTTGAGAAAATCATCGGGTTTGGCTAATGTTATCTCAACAAGTTGGTCAACAGTTATCTTTGGTGTGTGTTCCATACATATGCGCTCCATGCCAATGAGAATGCCTCATCTTTTCAATATGTAGGAACCAGCCAGTTTACGCTCCACCCTTGTTGGTGGAAGCGACCACCTCAGAAATCTGCTCAGGGGTCAGAACTCTCAGTATCTCTTTTGCTTTTGCGTCAGAGCATCCGTATCGCTCTTTAACTGCTGCCAGATTATCTGCTTCCTCAGCCTTAAACCACTTGCTGAAACGCTTTCGAGAACGGATGCTGTGACGCAGAAAATCAAACTGCATCCGCTTCCGCAGACTTGCGTGGCGATTCATGGCATTTGCTTGCAGAATGGTATCGGGAAAGTAAGACAGTCCGCGATTAACCAAGAAGGGAACATATCCCTTCTCTCCCTGCTCGTCATCGCACAGAGAAGCCTTGTTTACATTAATGGCATTCAAATAGTCTGTTAGTTTAGGCTGCATCTCGCTCTACCAATGCAATGTTGTCCTGATGCACCAAATCCAAGTCACCGTAATGATTACCGTTGTTTGTTGCCAACTCCCAGTACACCGTGTCTCCTACTTGGATATCTTCAGTTACACCGTCACCCACCGCAACAACTTCAGCAAGTACATAGTGTCCTTTGGTCTTATCATCGGTGTAAATGATACCGCTTTCGGTGGTCTTCTGTTTGCCCAGATCAGTACGAACTGCAACCCATTTACCAATTGGTCTAAGCATCACGCATCTCCAAGTAGAACTTCTGCAAATGAACGATTGAATGCTGCATCTCCGTACTGCTTTCTAAGACTACGCATCTGCTCAGTTAAACCGTTCTGTACAGAGATTGGAACAAACCGAATGAAGTTTCCTCTTCCTTGTCGGCCAAAGTCAATGCGATACTTTCCTGAGAAGTGATCCATCATCCAACTCTTGAAGGTTGGCTTGGTGACACCAAATCCATACTCTTCGCATAGTTCTGAGAGATTGATGTACTCCGAAAGAACCTTCCGTTCAACAGAGGCCCAATCAATGTCTTGAGATGATGGAAGTAGAACCTTACCGTGCTTTGTGTTTGTCATGTTTGACTCCTTTGTGATATGTATACAACAAATCATTTACATAGCACAAATCCTGCAACTTTACTTGAATTCACACTCCATCATAATCTCGGTTAGGCAAGCAGTCATGTTAATCTCAGCGTCGGCAACAAATGCTGCCTTGTACTGATATTCGGCAAGAATCAACACCAGTTTAGGGATGCTAGACGGCGCAAAGCACTCGTACATGGACTCGTAAATCTTACGAAACAAAGACGCACTATCTGCATCAGAGTTCTCAACAACCCACTTGCGTACAGCAGTAAAGTCCTTGTCCTTAAGAGCAGTAATGAGTTCCTTGATCTTGACCTCACCCAACTGAGTGAGGATACCTACATCAATTTTGCCTGATACTGAGTATCGCTGCAACTCGTTTAGAATACGGCGAAAGTCAGGGAAGTACTTCAGAATCAGTTCTGCAAGAACCTTATCATCGTAGGCGACTCCCTCAGCATCCAAGATACCCTTGACCCGCTGAAGCATCTGCTTGGCAAGCACAGGCTTCTCTTTGGTGGGGATTTGGAAGTTGATACAAGTACACCGCGAATGCAGCGGTTCAATGATCCTGTTCTTAAAATTGCAAGTCAGAACAAACCGACAGTTTGCGCTGAACTCCTCCATAAACCCACGCAAAGCAGGCTGTGTACTTTGGGCGTTGGAGTAGTCAAACTCGTCTAGGATCACAACTTTCTTGTTTCCTGACATGGAAACAGTACTTGCAAAGTTACGAATGCGAGTACGCAGCGTATCAATGTTACCGTCTTCTGAGCAGTTAACAATGATGTAGTCTGCGTCCAGTTCGTTGCACAGAGCGCGGGCAACGGTTGTCTTACCACATCCCGCTCCGCCTGAAAGCAACAGATTCTGTACTTCGCCAGACTCCACCATATCGGTGAAAGTCTTTTTCATCGCGGACGGAAGAATACAATCCGCGATCACCTTTGGGCGGTACTTCTCCACCCAAAGGTATTCAGTTACCGTAGAGGTCATCTTTATTCCTTAGTGGCGGTGCTAGAAGTTGCCTCAAGCGCGACGAAGTAGGTCAAGTCCTTGCTGCAATGAGCAAACTTGGCGACAATGCTCTTGCTGATATGAACATCGTAGTCACCAGCCATCAGTTTCAGATTGTCCACCTTCATGTGGATATCGAACTTGGTCTTCGCCTTGTTCTCCCCGACAACGATAGAGTAGGTATTAGAACCCTTGTCTGCCTTGTCGAAGACAACCACTTCAATCTTGTCCTTAGTACCACGAACAGCAATGTCTCCAACCTGTAGCACCGAACTGGCGCGCATGATTTCAGAAACATTGTCTGCGGTCAACTTGAACGACACAAGAATATCAGGCATCGTAATGCTCTTCTTGGGCGCAGTCAGAAGACTCGGTTCACAGTAGTAGTAGTTTACGCTAGGAGCGTTCTTTCGTGCTGCGTCTGAGATCACAACAGACTTCTCTCCGAAGGTAAGCACAGGCTCCTTGAACAGAGAGATAACGCCTAGGAACTTGTTCAGGTCCCAGATACCAAACTCAACATCAAAGGTTTCGTCAACGGTCGCTTCCGCCATGACATTCTTCACAGGAGTCACGGTGGCAATAGTATTGCCTGGACGAATCAGGATATTGGAGTTCAGAGAAGCAAAGTTCTTCAACACAGCAAGCGTGTCTTGCGACAGTTTCATTCCAGTTTCGGTTTCAGTAGCAGTAGCGGTCATATGTCTCCATTCTGTAGGGGGTTCACTAAGTATATACTCACTTTGGTTTCTTGCAACCACAACCACCTGCTTTTTTGGGAGGTGGTGGTTCTGCCTTTTTAACAGGCGGTGGTGTGGATTGATTAGTCATTTTGGGTCTGTGTGGTATTGGCATCTGTTGCTTTCACCGTAATGGTCACTAGTTTCTCGATTTGCCTCTTACGAGTAAAGTCGTATTTCATAGAACGCTCAACGGTTTCTTGATCTGCTGGCGTGTAGTTGGTGAATCCAGGCATATTCAGCGGACACACCACTTTAGGAAAGTCTAGTTTTGTATAGTCGTCTGGCGACTTTGCATTCAACCAAGTTGCTTTCCTGTCTCCGCATCCGCACTCCCCGCAGTAGTATCTGCCCTCCTCGGCAGTACTGTCTTTGCGATACTGACACGGAGGAATACCAGCAGACTCAACACCGTGGCATGAAGCCAGTCTAGTTTTCTTTGTGTCCTCGTCACATCGCTTGTCTTGCGTTATGCCGCGAGACATATAAGCATCAACCAAACTTTTGGCCTGCGCCAAAATTCCTGGCGGTGCAGAAGTTACACTAGGAGTTGCAGGAGGTGTTGGCGGAGGAGCAGGTCTTTGTCTAGGTGTACCCTTACTCCATCCCTTGCTTGCAACAATCTTCTGCGGTTGATTAGGATTGTTTGGTTGATCTGCCATCGACTTCATCCTCAAATGAATCGTCTTCGTAACGGTCAATGTCAGAGGCTGCTTCTCGCATTCTCTGCTTTTGCGCGTGGCGATCTCCGCGCTTTTGCTTTTTCTTCACACCACGATCCGTATAGAAGCGTTCAAAGGAACCCGATTCTTCGTGCCAATCTCTACTCATATTAGAACTCCGAAACAACCTCCATAAGATTCTTCATCTTGTGTTGGATCAGATAAGAAAGAACATCTCCCTTTCGCGTTGGAGTGGACTCCGCATACTTTTGCAGAATAGACTCTTCCAACTCCACAGGTATGTATCTGAAATCAACCATCGTTCGGTTGCGATCCCAGTTTCTTTTTACCTTATCTGGCATATTTGCACCAACATCAAAGGTACTACCAAGCACCACAAGATTTTCATGGATTGCTTCTGCCTTCTTGGCAGTCAGAGGAGTCTGTCGCTTGTCATCGGCAACAAAGCAATCGTCATCGGAAAGAATATTTGGTACACCGTCACCCGAGTCTCCGCTCAGGATATGGTCGATCAGAAACTCTGTTGGTTCCTTACAGGTAACAAATCCCTTCGTGACAGGACTCCATTGCCGCACATTAGGATAAATCTGCAACTGTTGAAAGTCTTTGTCACTAGACACAATTACAATCTGTTCCTTGGCAGAGAAATGCTTGGTAAGCGTTGCAATCACATCGTCTGCTTCAGCACCTTGTACCCTCATGTGTCGATACGGAAACACATCCCTAACTTCTTCGCGGATGCCGTCGATCATACCGTACACAGCCTTCCAATCCACATCAGAGGCAGCCTTTGCCTTGGTACGGTTCTGCTTGTACTGAGGAAAGATACTGTTGCGCCAGCATTTTCCACCCTCATGGCACAGAACAATCTCCCCACAGTCTTTGAACTTCTGCCGATAAGTGCGATAGATGTTCAGCACCGTATGGCGCAACAGGTCTTCTGAGAACTGAGAAGCGTCGCCTTTGGTGAGGGCGAACAGACTTCCCAACAGTACTTGGTTGTTGTCAATCAGAATCATTAGTATGCTCCAACAAGAACCGTGTTCTCATTGATTCTGCCTGTCATCTTAGCAGGCTTGGTTTTAATTGCAGCAATGGCGTTTGTTACTGCGCGAACACCGCTGAGTTTAGCAAGCACTTCCTTTGGCTTGCGAAGTTTCTTGGTTACTGACTTTTCTTCATCGTAGTTGGTAATGGTAGTACCCTTGACTCCAAGACCGCGCGGGTCTTTGGCGTGGTATACAGTTAGTGTACGGTACTTCTCGTTGAACACAACCAACATTGTGCTGCTTATGATCTTTTCGGGACTAATACTCTTTAGTCCGTACTCTTTAGATTCTGCCAAGAATTTCATTTTCTTGGTGAGTTGGCTTGCAGTCTTGACCTTTTTCTTGCGAGGCTTTCTGCTAGACTTCTTTTCGTCGGCAAAGGTCTTGAAGGCCTTCACAGTCTCCGAAAGCATCTGAATGAGTTTCTTGAACCGTGGCTTGGTAAGGAATGAGTATCCTTCAACCAGTTGCTCGTCTTTGCCAGAATATGCTTCTGCCATTTCTGCCAGATAGGTGCTTTCAATGTACGCAGCAATCTTGCTGCAATGCATTGGTTTCACCCCACGGGTTGACGCCCATCCAACAGGATCAAACTTTACATCGGTTTTAGACACGCAGGCCTGCACCACAGAGTCAACATACGCATCAATGTCACCCAAGTACTCTCTGTACTTGAGTTCCGTGCGCTCCTGTATAGAGGGCACAGCAGCGTCCTGGCGCTTCGCCAGCAGCGCAACACCAGCCGTCTTGAGTTTATCCAGTTCTGATGCAACCTTTTGTCTAGCGTCATCTGTCAGAGGGGCGCCGCGAGTTAGCATCCTGCACAGGTATCCTATGCCAGCGTAACTTTTGATGCCATTTTGAGCAATAGCCTTAATGGCATCTTGCCCCATCTTGGCGTGCTTGCAGTAATCCAGTACCCATCGCTTCTTTTCACGATTGGTGCCTTTTCCCCAATACCATGTAAAAGCGCGTTGGAGCGCAGAGTCCCGCTCTTCTTCCGTAGCGTAAGACTCTGCGCTCCAAACTGGCTCAGTTCCGTAAGCCTTTTCTAGCGTCTTGGTGTAGTCTTTCATCGCATAGTAAGTATACGACGATAATCCTACGAGTCAAGTCACTTTACTAGTTTCGGTTCAAATGCCTCAGCCTTTACAGGCGGAACAAGATCAACAGCCTTAACTAGACTACGAGACAAGGCAAGAACACCCGCATACGGATCAACATTTGCGCCTGGGCGACGGTCTTCGATAAAGGTAAAGTCAGATGTGTTTCCGTTTAGAGGAACAGTTGGCACACAGACAGATGCTGTTCTATCTCCGAATCCCCAAGAGAACTTGTTGTAATCGCTGATTCCGCCAGCCTTACCAACGAGTCGCTGCTCGTTTCCTGCACCGTATGCTGCCATATGCTCGCGGTGATCTTCACCGATAGTTTCGCAGATATTCTTGGCAAGAGAAGCGTTTCCGCCAGACTTGGTGTAGTTCTCCAAGTAGACACGGAAGTTGCATCCGCTACCGTTCCAATCGGTGCCTGGGAAACTCTTTGGCTGATAACTGATTACGCAACGAGGAGTGCTAACATCTTCAGCACTTGATTCAAGCAGATACCTACTCAGAATCAAGTTATCACAAGCAGTAAGCAGATCAGTTTCTTCAAGGGTATACGACCATTGTGACAAGCACACGCCTGGATGGTATTGCTTGACGAGCGGACCGCGATAGAAGACACGCTCCGTGAACGAATCAAAAAGGCTTCGTCCGCGCATAAAGTCTCCGCTTCCACCGTAGTATCTACCCTGTGGGCCGGGGAACATGACAGTCTCTTCGCCCTTTTCGTTCTTTCCCTTTGGCCAAGCATACGGCTGACGGGTTTCAGGATCAATCAGAAGAATATCCTGCTCGAAGCCAATCTTTGCAGTAGAAAGTTTAGTGTTCTTGTCCAAGAACTTGCGAAGATCGGCGCGAGTATTTGACGCATGGGGCGTTCCATCAGCAGTCTGCACTTCACACAGGACTATTCCACTACCCACATTCATATCAAATGCCATGTAAGTATGCTCAACCCATGTCTTCACAGGTACGAGGAACAGGTCGGAGTTATCCGTAGACGCCTGCTTTGTCGCTGACCCGTCAAAGCGTTGAATAGTTGGGGTCTCGCCGCGCGAGTTAAACCTAGAACTACGAATAGTTCCATCGCCAGCAATCCAAATGTAAGTCCACTCCATTACGGTTGGAGTGTTTTGCTTAGTCTCAACCGAATCATTCTTTTCGCTCTTACCCATTATGATTTCTCCTTTGGCTTGTAAAACACATATACGGGTTCATACTTCAGAAAGTCACCATTCACTTTGCAATAGTTCTTACACATGGGCAAACCAGTTTCTTCGTCCAACCGATTTTGACCAGGCATAGACTCCATCGCCATCTTCAACTTGTATTTATACTCCAATCCGAACTCTTCAAGGAATCTCTTGGAATCTTCTTCCAATGGCAGGTAGTCTCCACCGATCTGAATATCTGCAATGTTCCACAGCAAATACCGATCAGGCTTCAAGAACTCAGCACAGGTCTTCAAAGTGGGACGGAGAAAGTTGTCTCGCCAATCTTCGTAAGACGATCCGTACTTTTTGTAGGACTGATTCTCGTCCTGTGAATACGCTTCACGATTGAAATACGGAGGACTAGTAAAGATCATGTCGATCTTGCCTTTGTACTTCTTGAAGCGAGGATTCTTACCAACCTCTTCAGAACCTGATCTGAAGATTTCGTAGGTATTTGTTTCGCTAAAGAAAGGATTGCCTCTGTAGGTCTTGGTGTTGTAGAAATCAGCAACATCCGCGTACCGTGGGCGCTCTTCGCCTGTGTCTCCGTCAATGTAATACAGATCAGGGTTTGGATCGGTGCCAATGTAATGAATGCGTCGATCATCCTTGACACTCATGGCGCCTAGAATACGACCACCCCATCCTGATGACGGGTCGTAGATCACGATAGGGTCTTTCTGTCCCTTCGCGTGTTCAGTAAACCGCTCGTACAAATACTTGGCAGTCATGGGCGGAAAGTTGTGAGCAACCTGAATGTATCCAATGCGGAAAGCAGCAAATCCCTTTGGGAATACTCTCTCACCCTTCTTGTAAAGGCGAATGGTGTACACCTTATCATCAGGCATAGAGTTCACATCAAATGTAGAGAAGTGCCTGTACTGCAACACTCCCTCGTCTTTGAGTTGCTGCACTTGCTCTCGCGTGAGATTCAAGATATCCGACTGATTCAGTTGGAAGTATCCTGTGTTGTTTCCTTCTCTCTGCTTGACTTGCTCAAGCATGAAATCGTAACCCTTGAAGATTTCCTTGTTGGTTTGGAACGCCTTGATCCAAGTCATTGCATCGGGTACAGAAACCAAAGCAGGCTTCTTGTTGTTACGCAAGCAAGACAAGGCGTGCATATACAGGGAGTCTCTGCGGAAATGGCGCATTGAACCCTTTACCATGCGATCAATGAATCTGTCTTCGGCAAACAACTCGTAGATGGAGTATCCATCATCCTTTTCGTTGTAGTTGATGCGAGTCTTCATCATGGTAGGAAACCATTGATCCACTTCGGAACCAAGTCGTGCCTTGTTTAGCACAACATCCTTACCGATATCAGACAGTTCATCGTCAAACTCAAAGGTCTTTACAGGAAACTCTCCAAGTTTATTCCACTCTTCAATGATGTCTGCTTCTGATTTGCCAATGCGCGGAGGACAACCCTTGGCGTCCCATACATCCACCACGGTCTTCCGCATTTCAATGACCCATTCGCGGAACTTGGCTTCGTCCATCTCCAGTAGTTCCTCAAAGGTTACATTTACTGGATGATTTAGTAGATGAGTGTTTCTCTCAAAGAATGTTTTGTGTGCTTGCAGAGTTTCCATGCTGTCCTTCCATATTGTTCTGTACTTCGGCTTCACTCAATCGTCTACCAACAACCCAAAAGCAAGTTCGGTGTGAGGTGATATCAAGATTCTCACGCATCCACTTGTGCGCTTTTGCTTCGTACAGATCGTCAAGGATTGTACCATCAGAAAGCGTTTCCACAAGTGGTTTTCCGTATACAGTATTTAGGCAATGCAATTCGTACTTAGGCAAATGGTATCCAGTTCCCAACGGATTCACCCACTTGTTAATGTTCTCGGTACGCTTGGGGCCCACACACAACCCAATGATACGCTTGGCATCAATTTGATACTTGGACAGTCCGCGCAGTATAGACGCGAAATGTACTCCGCTGCCAACTGGAATTACCAGTTGATCTAGACCCTTAGGCAAGTTACCTACTTGTCTTTCGATGGAATCTATTACCGCGTCCTCGCGGTACTCAACATTGTGGGTAAACACGGAATCGAACAGATTCTCTGCCTTTGCAATCTCGCGCATACGAGCAAGCACAGGTCCGTGCATTCCAGTTCCACAAACATTGCGAACATCTGCACCTAGCCATTTTGCGTAACGCATCATGTGGTGGTTGTCTAGGGTTTCGGGACTGCTGCCACCTACACAAATCACGCACGGAATACCCAAGTCTTTACACACTCTGGCTATGATCGTCCCCGTGGTAGAGTGTACCTGCGTGTGGGTTATAACGCCAGCGTATTTGGATTTCAACTCCTCGCGCATAGGATACAGCAAACGAATCGCTTGCCGTACCTTGCCTCCGTTCACATCGTGAAGGCCGTATGGAGTGTACATATCGTCCCGCTTGTAGAACACCCCCTGCAACATCTGTATGGGTGTTCTATTAAGAACATGGGCAGGAAATGCTGTAGAGAAGTCGTATTCTGCTTTCATACAGGAAGCGATGCCTTGCAATGCATAAACTGCGGATCGTAGAACTTCTCTTCAAGTTCACATCCCCACCAACGCCTACCAGTTGTATTTGCCGCAAGCAGAACAGGACCAACACCTGCAAACGGATCAACCACCAAGGCATCGGGTTCTGTAAGATTCTCAATCACATACTTGCAGAAATCCTGTGACCACACAGATTGATTCAAGACTTTCTCTTGCTGATCCACATAGATGTCTCGTAGCCAGTCTCCCTTGCGGTGTATCACTCCCTGACTCGTATACACAAGCATATGTTGGAAAGTGAAGTAGTACATATCTCGCTTACCCACTTCGTTACGAACCACAACCTTGTAATCCTTGAGACTTAGACCTTCATTCTCGAGGCATTGTGCGTACCACATATGGTTAGACAGAATGAATCCATTGACTCGGCGATCAGTCTGACACACAACCACAAAGCCAGTAGGTTTCACAATACGAGCAAACTCTCGCATTGCTTTTTGCTGAAACTGCCTGTAGTCGTCAGTTTGATCCTTTCCGAAAGGAGTCTGAGACAGATCAGGACATGATGTGAAAACCAAGTCAACCGATTCAGATGGAATACTAGGCAGATAATCAAACGCATCACCTAGCACATATGAGTTCTCTTCAAACTTGTTCATGGCGAAATCCTACTGAAGTTGTTCTTCTTCTCGAACGACATGGTATGCTCGAACTTGTCAACCAACTGGTCTGCTTTGTGCGAGATCACAAACACATTGGAGTTGGCGCCGAATGAGTGCAGAATCTTCATAAACTCTTCGGTTCCTGATGTATCTAGGGAAGAATCAAACACCTCGTCCAAGATCAGCAGATTGGTGTTTGCGCTGTTCTTGATTCGCGCAATCTCTCTCCATGCCAACAGCAGAGCCAAATCAATACGCATTTTTTCACCTTCGCTGAAACTCATGTACGAGAAAGCATCTCTATGCCTACTCTTGATGGTTTCGTTGAACTCATCGTCAAGAGTAAAGTTTGCGAAGAAATCCATCGTGTTCAAGTACTTGTTGATGGTCTTGTTGATGATTGGCAAATAGTATCTGATGATTTTAGCCTTGATACCACTATCCTTGAGGAGCGTTGCCGCTACGCTATAGTAGTGCATCTCTTCTACAAGACTGTGCTTGGAGGACTCGTTCTTGTTCAGATCACCTTCAAAATCAACCAATCGCTTCTGATGATCCGTGTCTGCCACCTCTTTGCTTTGGATGGTCTTGTTCTCTTTGGTGAGTTTAGAAATGTACGAGTTGCACGCCGTAATAGTGGAGTTTGCCTCCATTGTCTCGGTGTTTAGGCGCTCCAGTTCAGAAGACACAACTTCGTATTCCTCAATCTGCTTACGCTTTGTATCAATCTCATCAACAATGGCACCAACTGCTTCGGTCAACTCTCCCTGCTTGCTCTTCTTTTTGCACAACAGAGAGTGGATAGGATTACTTGCCTTGTCAATGGACTGATGACAAGTAGGGCAAACTTCGTTGTTATCGAAGAATGCAAGTTCATCTCCAACCTTTCTGCGATTGGATTCTAACTGCTTCTGCAATGTCTCCAGTTTGCTGATCTGTTTCAGCAGCGACACCTTTCCTTGCAACTGCTGCTTTACTTCGGCAATCTGCTTGGTTAGAGATTCCAGTTCTTCCTGCTTCTCAGCAATCAAGGTTTCAGAACGCGCAATCTCTTTCAGATTTCCATGTACCTGTTCGTCATTCTTGCTTTTCAAGCCTGCAATGAGTTCCTTCTGAGCGCGGATGCTTTCCTTTAGAATCGCAATCTTGCGTTCGTTGTCTGCAATCTCTTCCTTCAGATTGGACATCTTTGCCTTGAGAATTGTGTTCATGGTGGAGAACACATTGATATCAAGGATATCTTCGATTACCGCGCGGCGATCCGAAGCAGGCAACTGCATAAACGGCACAAACGATGAACTGCCTAGAATCACTACTTGGGTAAAAGACTTGTAGTTCATCTTCAGAATCTGCTCTTCAAGCATCTTCTGATAGTCCTTAGTTGTGGCGTGCTGATCTAGCAGATTGCCGTTCTTCCACACCTCAAAGCGATTCGGCTTGATGCCTCGAACAACTTTAAAGTCATCCTGTGCAATGGTAAACTCTACCTCAACCAGGCAGTCTTTCTCATTGATGCTGTTCACCAACTGAGGCAGATTGATCTTGCGGAATGGTTTACCAAACAGTCCAAATGTCACAGAATCCAACAGAGCGAATGACTTTCCGTGCCCGTTGTTACCCGAAACGAGGGTCATCTTGGCTTTGTTCAGTTGAATCTCTGTGAAGTTGTTTCCGAACGATCCAAAGTTCTTGAATCGCACTTTGGTAAACACGATCATAGCGATAGACTCTCCATGTACAGATCACGCACAATACGCTTCAATGCAGACTTGTCATGCACCTCTTCCATACCGTCAATCTCTTTGTTGATTAGTCCAAGAGTGTCTAGTGCCATGTCTGCTGCGGGTTCTGCTGTACCTGTATCGGTGTTTTGCTCCACAATGGTTACACCCATGGCAGGAGCAGTATAGATGCCGTCCAAGAACTTATCAAACAGATACGGCTTGGTCTTGTTGTCTACGAATACCTTTACAAAGGCATTTGCGTACTTTGAGAAGTCCTTAGTTTCAAGAATCTTAGCAATATCCTGTACTGTGTCATCGTAGCGAACGGCGTGGAACATCTTGTGGGGATTCTCCACGAATGTAAGTTCCCGCGTTTCGGTGTCTAGTACATGGAATCCCTTACGGTCTTCCAAATCGCTGAAGGTAATCTGATACTGAGTGCCCAGGTAGTAGACATTGCCTCCACTATGCTTGTGGTGGAAGTGCCCCGACAGCACCATCTCGTATCGTGCAAGAGTATTGGCGTGCATACCACCTTCAAACTTCACGCCGCGCAACACCTGATAGCCTTCAAGTTCAAAGTGACCGCAAATAACTGGACACTTGCTGCGCTTGATAAAGCGCATAAACTCTTCGCCATTGTTTTTGTTGATCCAAGGCACCATAGCAATCTTCAAAGAGCCAAACTGCAACTCAATAGGCTCTTCGTAGATGTTGAAGTTGGTGTACCTGTCTCCGAACAGTTCTTTAGGAGAGTTGACTAGATTAGTGTTCTTGTAGTACACATCGTGATTGCCTAGAATACAATGGACGGTCATTCCCTTTTGCAGCAAGGGTTCCATGAACCGTGTACGCACCTGATTCAAGGTATGGAAGTTCACAAACTTACGGCGATCCAAAAGATCACCCAAATGAAGTACTGTGTCTATACCGTGCTTGTCGCAGTACGGAAAGAACACTTCATCAAAGAACTTGAAGAAGTACTCACCAAATACCGGCGAATCAGACCTGGCGCCAAAGTGTGTATCGTTAATGATTGCTAGTTTCATTACAACTTACCCACAAAGAGTATACATCACGATCATAGATCGTCAAGGTGATTGCGCTTGGTCTTTTTGCTTTTCTTGCCTTTTCTTCGAGGGGAATCAGACTTTGAAAACTTGGCGATATCATTCTGAGACAAGTGAAAGTAATCAGCAACTGGATCATCTGAGTCAGATGCATTTAGCAGGTTGCTTCTGACTTTGCCTGTCTTGTCTGCCGCTTCTAGCATCTTGTAGCGTATGTACATTTGCTTTTTCTCCTTAGCAATTCTGCGTAAGAAGGCAAAGTAAATGATCTGCGTAAAGTACGAGAAGGGATTCTTAGACTTGGTGGGATCGAAATTGCTGGCGTACATCAGGCAGTTTTCAATGCCATCTCCTATCATCTCTTCCCGATACGGGTAGTTAATGAAGTTTGGTCTGTACGACAAGTGCGTTGCGATGTCCAAGAAACACTTGCCAATGTAGTCTGTTACTGGAGGAGTAGATCGTTCTGCTTTCTTCTCCGCGTCCACCACGACCTTCCACTTCACCATTTCAGCATAGAACACCTTGTTGTCGATGTAATGCCCAGATTGAGTTTCTTCCTCAATCTCTTTCTCTATCTCTTCGGGATTCAACTCTACATCTTCTTCAGTTTTTGGTTTTCGTTTCTTCATAATGCTCCATTCGATAAGGAAGTATATCACGGTTTCACAAGGATGCTAGCCAGATAAAATCTATTCGGTTTTTCTTGCAGGCATCGTATGCACCACCACTACATAGAGTGAAGGTTTCACGGTCCTTAACACCTTAAAGGTAGTCACGGGGATCAGGCGACCAATCGTTTGGTCTGTTACCGTATTCCTTATCAGGACCACCATCTGTTTCTTCCGTAGGTAACTGCTCAGGAGCAGCAGGAATCTGTGGTTCTCTTTCACTTTCGATACGACCTTCTTCAATCATCTCTGGCGTAACCTCTCCGCTCTTGATCTGATCCAAGAGTTCTTGCATGAATGCCGCACCTTCTTCTAGTTCTGCTTGCTCTGCGGGTGTTACCTTAAAGATGCCACCATTCTTCAGCACCATGAGATAATGCGCTACTGCTTTATCACTAGGAGCCATGCAGTCTAAAATATGGGCCTTGGGTAGAGAGATGACTCCATCCTTTGTCCAGTTGGTCCACTTCTTCATCAGAAGTTTTTCCTCACGGGGTATACCGTACTGGTCGATTAGGGTCAGGGTTTCCAAAGTAAACGGGTTCTCTAGAACCATGCGAGTCTTGGTGACACCGCGAATAGTGGCAATGATATCATCGCCGTTCTTTAGTTTGATTATGGTTGGATCGCTGTATTCCATAGCATCTCCTATAGTTTGATCGTAACCGTAGTGTAGTCAAACTTCTCTGTGGAGTAGATTTTCATGCGCTCCAAGAAGTGATTCAAGGTGAAGTTCACCTTAGATTTCCACCGCAGATCGTCTGCGACATCGTATAGTCTTGCCTTCTCCTTATGCTCTGACTTTCTGAGTTGGCGACCTATGCTTTGCAACACCCTGATTCTGCTCTTGGACGGTGAAGCAAAGACAATATTATGTAGTCTCCTAATGGATACCCCTGTGCTGAAGACCCCGTAGGATGCAACGATTATGGCATTGTCTTTGGTTTCTGCAAGATGGCGAATGTGTTCTCGCTGTTCTACATCAGTTCCACCGTAAACCAAGTACACATCTTTGCCTAGTTCTTTTGCTTGCTTCTGTATTTGCTCGAACAGGGGTTTACCGTGCTTTTCCACATACTGAAACAAGACCAGCGTATTTCCCTTAGTTTTGCACGCTAAATTGGTAATGAACTGATTACGCTTCGCGTGAGAAACAAGAAAGTCAATCTCATCCTGATATCGCATTCCCTTGACCGCTTTGCAGTCTTCGTCAGAATACTTCAGAGTAATGCAGTCAATAGTAAAGTCGCTGAGTAGTTTCTGCTTGATGAGTTCTGTAGTACTTGTCACCTTGTAAACTGCACCAAACAATCCTTCGATGATTAGGCGGTGAGTCTGCGTACCGTCTAGCGTACCTGTGGTTCCGATTCTGAAGTCGCAGTCGAGCAAGCGAGACATGATGGTTGACAGCGATTTTGCTTTGTACAGATGGCACTCGTCACCGAACACCGAACCAAACTGCTGAAACCACTTTGCAGGTTGCTTATAAATGCTCTGCCAAGTAGTGATTACCACTCGCTTGTCTGTAGTTTTGGTCTGACCTGCGTAAATCTTGTGCAAGTGCTTGCTTGCTTTCCATGCTTTGTCGCCAGAAGCGTATTCGGTAAAGTCATTTTCCATCTGCGCCACGAGCGAAGTAGTGGGCACCACAATAAGCACTTTGCGCTTGTCTTCTTCCAAGCGTCTACGCATCAGGGTGTAGATGATGAGACTCTTACCCGATGCAGTTGGACTAAGCAGTAGGCATCGTTCTTTATTGAGAGAGTGGCATACTGCATCTACTTGATGCGGGTGTGGATCAATCTGCTTGCCACCTGCTACTAGATTCAGAGTTTTCATGTACTCGCGTACATCTTCCTGAGTCCATTTATCTTGGGGTTCCGTAAACGAAACACCAACCCAGTAGTTTCGTTCTGTAGCAAACGATTTCACATAGTCTAGCAACCCACAGTATAACTCCTGAGAGTGTTGATTGTACAGACGGATTTTACCGTCCCACATCTTGCTGCGATACGCAGGCATAAACTGAAATCCAGGCACCTTGAATGTAAAGAAGTCGGAGAGTTCTTGCGCTACACCCTTGCTACCGCAATCTACCTTGAGGTACACGGAGTTTTTCTTGCTGACAATTATGCTCTCCATGCTTGTATTTAGGGTGTCCATAGTTTACCTCGGACACGCACTTGCGTTGTAGGAACTTGAAACACCGTCCCTGACCACAATACGCATTCTATTCCCGCTTGAAGCATCATGTTCCATCCCTTGTGGATGCTATCAAGATTCGAGGGAGAATCGTACAGTTCAAGCATTTCTTTATGAGCAACCAGTTTGGTTATGCCTGACTGTATGAGTCCTCTCGCGCAATCAATGCACGGAGCAAGGGTGGAGTATGCATGGCAACCCTTTGTGGATAGAACGCTCTGGCAACAGCGATACAGCGCGTTTCTCTCAGCGTGTTCCATGTAGATGCTCTTTGCTTCTTTACTCAGCAGAATTTCATCTGTGACCACAATTCCTTCGGGTAGAGAATTAGATGATCCTGCAATTACGCCCATGCTTGGATGGACGATCACACATCCTACTTGTGTCGATGGATCAGGACTGTGCTGTGCAAACCGATACGCTTGTTTCAGATACGAAGCGTAGACGGCGCCATCTCCTGTAAAGCCAGACACTACTTTCATCATGCTCCCTGTGTGAACTTTTTCCAATCAATGGCGCTGCGAATGTTCCAATGCAGATTGGAAACTGCTCTGATTACTCCCGCTAGGAATTCTACCTTCTCTTCGCAGAACGCTAGTTTGGTGTGGATTGTTGCGAGGTCTGAATCACTTTCCAAATACTTGTCTAGGTCCTGACGAAGTATCTTCAAGTGAAACGGTTCCCAACCCAGTTGCTCGAGGCGCTCTTCGCTCATTCTGCCTGAGTAGTATTCCCACTTGTCTCTCTTCAGAGCAGACAACTCTAACTTGAGTTTGCGTAGGATTAGTTTCTCGTCCATCAGCAGATTCAGATACTTGGAGTGCAACTGTGGCACCAAGAGAGATGCGATGTCGAGTTCTGTTGGATCAACGGTCAAGTCTTTCTTGACCATGGCACGGAGTTCTTCTAGTTTCATCACAAAAGCATACTCCAAAAGGCAAACAAGTCAAGCCTGATCTATAGTAAAGAACTCAAATGCAAACTTGGAGGTTGCTGTGAGCGTTTGTGCCCCGTCTATTGCAGCGTTGAAGGATACCGAAGACAACTCAACAGGGAACATATTGTTGAATCTGAAAGTTCGCACAGCGTTGTTGGCGCTGCTTAGTACCACCATTGTTCCAGTATCAAGTTGTGCTTCTAGAGTACCCGTAGCAATGTTTGGAGTAAATGGCCTTACGGTTTCCCAATCGTTAACCACGCGCAACGCCTGCATCCAGTTGTACAACTCTATCCAGTTTGTCATGGTTTCGTCAATCAGGAATGAGATATCCAAGTCTCCAAACTGCAAGTTCTGAGATGGAATCTTGAGGGTTCTGCCGCTTCTTGGATTGTTAGCAGACATCGCGTTTACTGTGACGCCTGGAATGTTTGCACTTTGACAATGGTATGTCACTCCAGGCAAACGGGCAATCGTAAACTTGAATGCTGTTGGATACAGGTAGTTTTCGCTATTGGTACTGGACTCAAAGTTTGCCATTGTTCCTCCATAGTATGTATCCAAAAAGAAAGTGGGGAGGGTTTCCCCTCCCCACCTCGGTTTCAGTTACCTAACGATTAGCCAGCGATGTTGGTCACAGCAAAGATACGGAAGTATCTGTTGTTGCGAGTCAGCGAACTGACTCCACCGATGTTGATGTCGATGTTTCCGCTTGAAGGCGTGACATTGTATGGGTTTGTTGCCATACCGTAGCGCGTCTTGAAAGCGATCTTTGGCTGGAAGGTGTTTGGATCAGTTGCACGCACCATCTGTAGAGGAACATATGGGCAGTAGAACAGACCGGCATCGTATGGGTTGCTTCCCTTGTAACCGATCATGCAGTAATCTGCGGTTACGAACGGATCAACATACACCTTGATGCGACCGTTTAGAGTACCGACAAACAGATCACCTGTTTCATCAGGCATTCTAATACCGTTGTTGTTGAACGGACCGCTGTAGTCTAGAAGACCTGCGAGCGAGAGCGCAGAAGCAACATTGGTGCTGCAAATCAGGAAGTTACCCTTACCGCGGCGAGTCGAGCGAGCAATCTCGTTGGCCTCTGCTTCGATGCGGTATACCAAGTACTTGAAGCGTTCAACCATCCAACGACCGTTTCCTGTGTTGGAAGCAGCGTTGTCTACATTTGTACCCGTGATTGCTGTGAGGTAAGCAGTACGGATGATCTCGCGGTTGATTTCACCGAGAATTTCTGTCGAAAGAATGTTCGACAGTTCACTCTCAGCGTCAAGACCGTGAACAGCCTTGAGGTCTTGTGCGAGTTCTGTGGTGTACTCTGCCTTCAGAGCGCGTGCTTGTGCGGTTACAGTTCCCTTGTCGATTGTGAACGACATCTCAGAGAACGGAGTTCCACTCTCGCCACGCTTCTCAAGTTGCACAGAAGTCATACCACCACCAACTGAGTAGTTGGCCGATAGAGGATCGGTGTTTGCTGCGTTCCATACACCGTATCCACCGCCGTGAACGCGACCAGCCTCAGAGTTTGGTGAGTTGGCGTTGCTTACTTCGGTGTCGCCTGTTAGACCACCTGCACCAACGCTACTTGCTGTACGGCCAGAACCAGTTACAGGGCGAGCGCCAGAGAAGTCGGTATCGGGTTCGTCGTAGAGTGCTTCGGTTGACGATAGCGTACCGTTAGCAACATACTTCGAGCGCATGGCAAAGATGAGTCCTGTTGGACCACTCATTGGCTGCACCGAACCGATATCGTATGCAATGATGTTTGGCATTGCTCTACGAACGAGCGAGATCAT